AGGCTTACGACAACTCAACGGTAGAGGCTTACGACAACTCAACGGTACAGGCTTACGGCAACTCAACGGTAAAGGCTTTCGGCAACTCAACGGTAAAGGCTTACGACAACTCAACGGTAAAGGCTTCCGGCAACTCAACGGTAAAGGCTTCCGGCAACTCAACGGTAGAGGCTTACGACAACTCATATATAAATTGTCGCTCGACCATAGAATGTGTTTTAAAAGACAATTCCATCGTTCGAAAATGGGATACTAACACTATTCAGTACGTTTCAGATAATTTGAAATTCGAAAAAAAATACTAGTGTAATCAGATATATAGTTACCATAGTTAGTTACCATAAAATGAAACGAAGGTATTACATAACCCCCTCCCGCCTCGATAACATGACCGTGAGGAAGAACGGGAAGGTAACAAGAACGTTGAAGGGAGGGGAGCTGTACACCGGGATAGAGGCTATAAAATACAACATCCTCCACCTCCTATCACCCGTTGACATGGAGATCGAGGACACTTTTACAATGGATGGAAGAAGGTACAAGAAACTAGTTTAAAAACATAACATCATGAGACACAAGAAATTATCACAACAAGACATCAAGAATATCCGGGAAAGATTACTAGAACCTCTCACGAGCAAGATAGAAGACATCAAGAAACAGATCGGGGAAAGGATGGTTAAAATCATTGACGGGGAGACACCAAGAGAATTGCTACCTTTCGTGAAAGAGAATAGCGGTTTCGTGAAAACGACAAAATACATCTACCTGTGGAATCTCGATTACAGCGACAAGTACATCACCCTTGGCGAGTTCGTGTCAGAGAACGACACGGTGATAGACAAGGCGTCCATGCAATGCGAGGACATGGTGAACCAAATAAAGAGCGTGAAACAAGACATCAAGCAGATGACTAACAGGATTAACTGCACTCTGAACACGATAGGAACCACTAGAAAGCTAGAACAAGAATGGCCGGAGGCTTACAAGGCGTACCTTGAATCCATTAACATGGAGCCAGAAGAAAAAGATAACGGGTGCGATCAAGTGGAAAGCCTGCGAGCCGAGCTATCACAACTTAAACCAACCGGGAATGATTGATTACGTCATGTTATTATCGAGATTGATCTCGTGGGGAGGACTCCTGTTCAGTGCCGGGTTCTGGATCGCCTGCGAGAACGAGGGGGAAATGATACTGGGTTTCATGGGAACCGTGGCGTTTCTCACCCTCACGATTAGATTACACCCCCAACCCTTTTATCGTTTTCTAAGATGGATAGGATTAAGAGACGACAAGTTCGACAAGTGACCCCCGTCATGGAGGCTGACATCATGGCGTTGCTATCCGTTGGAATGGACAAGAAGGTAGTCGCCAGCGTGTTCAACGTGTCACTTAGAACGGTTTACAAGATACAAGAGAAAGATGATGGAAATTAACGTTGACAACCTCATGAAGGAACTACGGCTCGTGGAGGGGAGCCAGAAGATGATAGCCGTGGCCTTGAAAATGGAAGAAGTCCCCCTCCCCGTGATCGAGAAGGTAACAGGATTCGACAAGAAAGCCGTTTACAGGCTCTACAATCAATTATCTTCCCGCTTGACGAGCAAACTATTGATCGAGGTGAAAAGAGCAGTTCTGTACGCCTCTATCAAGTTCAAGGTTTACAAGTGTCTCGGGGTGGTGGTTGTCACGATGGAAAATGACATCCCCCCATCCAAGTTCCGGATGTTCCCACCCACCCGCAAGCCGGAAGACATTCGTTCATTCATGGACAAGGGAATGTTCGAGAGGGTGAGACTAGAAGACACGGTGTACGGGAACAAGACTTTCAGTCAATTACTAAGTGAATAAATATGCAAGTAGAACTACCACCACCGATCCTGTTTTCCAACAACGAGGACAGCGAGACGGCAAGAAGATACTCCCTCGTTCGAGATGACAGGTATCACAACCCTTGTTACTTGAGCGTTAACTTCTTGAAAGATAACATGGAATGGGAGATAAAATACGATTCAACACTACGGGTGACCGGGTTCACGTTGAATCAAGTTATTTACAAGATGAATTCTTTGTTAAGAGATAACTGGATAATATGATACACACGATAAGAGGAAACATAACTCAACTTATAGAGTTGCAATCATTGCTGGACGCTCACGGGTACAAGAACACGTCAACTATTAAGAAAAAATTAACGGTTGGTTGCAAGGCTAGATGCATTCACGTGAGCATGGACTTGAAAAAATACAAGACGACAACAGAGCTAGTGCAGCCCAGCCTCACCTTCGGCGTGTTCATGGAAACGCACGGGAGGAAGTTAAGGAATGACGAGGCCCTCTGCAACGAGATCATGAAAGAGGTTTTCGATTTCGGATGCCTCATGAAGGGTGACAAGGAGAGGGTGGCGAGGTGCATGATAGAATTTCACAAACGTAAACTGCAAACTTATGGAGACACAGAAGTTCATGGTAACGAGTAAAAGGAACGATTACCTGTACGCATACCATACCGAGTACGAGGTGGGGGATGACAACGACCGGGAGATAGCGATGAAGGCTATCGAGAGATGCAAACCCCCTCTCCTTGACCTGAGAATAGAGGAGGTACCGAACCGTCCCAGACGATCCATGCTCGTGTACACGATAGAGTTGAAGTATGCCGAACTCGTGGACTTGTGTTACACGCACAAGATAAAAATGTATTTTGATATTGATTTTGAATACCCTATAATTGAAATTTTATGAAAACAGTTACAGTTCCATTCGATTTAGAAATGGCGAGGAAAATCCAGAACGGTGAAGTGGAGGGGAAAATAATGGATAATTATAAAACCGAGTACGAGATAAATGATGCCAAGGGCAATTATCCCATGATAGGTGTTTATTTTAACGAAGAACATAATACCTCTCACGCTCGTTCATTTACCCATGATGGTAAGTACTTAGGTCATGATTCAAGTTTCGATTTACAACTGGAATTACCCTGGTACTTAACCTACGAGGAAGGACAATACGTGACTATCGAAACAAAAGGACACACGTACGTGCGACATCCTTAATGACAGGACAGACAAGTACGTGAATAGAGAAGTCAAGTATGATGAAGCCGGACAAATATCAATAGACGGGATAAACGTAATACTTCTTCGGGGGTGGGGACACTTAACCGGATGTGATGCTTTAAACCTACCCGGTCACGAGGCAGCTAAAATACAAGATGACTTTGGGGAGTGGATAGTAAAGAAACTTAAACAAGAGATATAATCATGGATCAAATAGTAACTTTAGAAACGGCAAGACTGGCCGAGGAGGTAGGTTTTAACGGGAAGGTATTACACTTTTACAATCATGGTGAAAACAAGCTTATACCTATCACACTATTAATATCCCCACCCACCCCCATATCAGTAGAACATTTGGAAACAACTCCTGCAACGTTACCCGTTGATTGTGTACCTGCCCCCACCCAAACCGATTTATTAAGGTGGTTAATGGAGAAGTATAATTTGGTCGTCACGGTACAAATAGACAATGTAGTAGGATATTATTACGAGATTTACACGACCCCAAATATAGGGAAAGTAGAATTAGTAGCAAATTGCTGGAAATCATGTGTAGAATACATTGATACTATGGAAAATGCCTTGCAAGAGGCTTGTAAAATAGTTAAAGATAGGAGGGAAAATGAGTAATATTGTAGCATCTCTTGCAATTATACTTATTGGATTTATAGTATGTTGTGCATCATTACTCGTGAAAGGTGAGCGTGGGCAATCATCATTATCATGCCTTGGTGGAATATTAATTGGCTTTGGTTTTTGCATGATTATACTTCTCAATAGACCAACAGTCTTGGATTTCATGAGGGGGAAGGTGGACGTGAACATACAGGAAACGTACGTTGATTCCATCCTTATCAAGAGGGACACGATAATAACTTACAAGAAATAAATGCCACTATCATGAAAACATTAGAATTAAAAAAGATGGCCGAGTACACGTGGTGTAGAGACTACCTGTTACTCAAGAAGCTACTTGATGAAGGCTGGGGAGGCATCATTGCCAGAACCTATTTTAGCGTGGATATGTCATACAAGTCGGTAACACGAAGATGGTACGAGTACAGGGTGGGGGGGATGCCGATAACGATGGGGAATCTTGAAATTCTTGAACCTAACGACCCATCCATCTCGATAGAGGAAAAATTCGAAAGAATATGCGAGAAAAATGAAGTTGAATTTTTAATACCGGATAATTATGAATCCAGATGAGATAGAAAAACTGAAACATTGCTTCGTGTATAACTCGATGGAAAATATCAGGAACTTGGAGGTTATAAAAGCGATGGCAGATATTATCGGGATATGTGCTGGGGATGGGGTGGAACTAGATTGCTTAAAAAAACTTCGTAACCACATCTTATTTTCCACCCCCGCAAAAACTTTCGTGGAAATGCTAATAAAGAATATAAATAACCAAAAAGAAATCGAATCATGTTAAACATCAAGATTTTCAAGAACACCCCCTCCAACCTGTACGTTGGTATATACCGTAACGGGATGGTAAGTATTTACAAGGACACGATGGATTACTTCCCCGGTCGTGATGGCATCACTATCGGGATGGGAGATGACGGGAGACTTTATTTCAAGTTCACCGTGAAAGATAACGATTCATTCAAGATAAAACGTAGCAAATCGGGATCGGCCTACGTGAACACTTCCAATCTGTTCTCCATGAATAACATCGACAAGAACGAGTACGTGGGTAGGTACAATTTAATACCGGTAAACGACCCGAAATACAAGGGATTCTACGCCCTTGAATGGGTCGCCGATCCTACCCTCAAGAAGAAAGAAATCAAGGAATTCGAGAAAGAAGTTGAAAAAGCGGTGGGGGAGGACGAAAAAGATTTGCAACGAAAGTTGGAATTTAAAGATTAAGTCGTATATTTGCACTGTTACTGCACCACTCCAAATAAAGTAACGATGACATGATAAACTTTTTCCTACTAATCATATATTAAGTAGAAAACCCCGGTACTTGAAAGGAGTGGCTCAAGGCCGGGTTTTTTAATGCCCGGCAAGGAGGGAAGTAACGAGGGTTATTTTGGAACCACCCCTCCCCCGGGCAATCACTCTTGAATATTCAAGCCGGCCCAAAAGTTCCAACTGACGGTGATGATCCCGAGGAAATCCAAGCAATGCCGGACGACGACAACTTGGTCCTTTGCATGGTCGAGAGACTATTATACTAACTCCCCTTTCAAGGTAGGGTCAGGATCAAGCCACGATGGTCTCTAGTGATGAGACTCATCATAACCATGCTGGTTCTCGTTCTTCCCTTCTTGCATCTCCTCCTATCATATATACAATTATGGTAGTAGTATGCTAAACTATATATAGTACATCTAGTATATATGTAGTATATATAGTAGAGAAGATGTTAAGGCTTTAGGGTGGCAGTGGGTATCATGCAAGGTAAAGAATCGCCATGTTCTTTGAATTAGTAAGGAAAAGTATTAACTTTGAGTGAAAGTAAACTCATATTTCATTTTTGTATCATAGTTTTTAAGTAGTTTCCAGCGTTCCGACTCCAGCAGATTATCCGGAATATTATAAAACAATCGTGGAAAAAGGAAAGTTATCGGATGCTTCTATATTAAGACAACCTTATGGCTACGATTATTTACAACGTTATACAACTTTTGCTTGTGGTGGTGAAAAAGAACGGATTGCTTTGGAGGATCGTTTGGAATGGTTGTCAAGTGATCCGTTGAAAGCTGAAATGATTCTTTGGGAGATGGAAAAGTGTAGGAAGTATGAAGATTATATCAAGCTTTTGGATATATACGGGAACTATTTGACAACAGTTAATCATCAACAACGATTAGATGCTGTTTCGGCTAAATTATACAAGGGTGCTGCCGGAAAATTAGCATCTATGCACCAAAAAAGAACCAAACAACTGCAAACAATGAAAACAACTGCAAATAACAACACCCTTATAAACCACTGTAATAAAGCCGTTTTCTTTGCACTTGTTTGGATGTTGTTTTCATTTCACACCTTTACATTATAAATCTGGAAAATCTATTGACTAAACTAAAGTTCAAATTAACCTAAAAACGAACTAAAAGAATCGATTTAAAACTTTCTTCGGTATTTAATCATAGAAATATCATAGTGAACGGAAAAAATCTCCTGCTTTTATCTTTTTATTGCATAATATTTTATATCTTCGCATCTCAAATAAATCAATCTATACACAGTATGGATAAACCCATGAATAGAATCAAAGAGGTGCTTGAAGAGAAAGGCATCAAACAGACCTGGCTGGCAGAGAAACTTGGAAAAAGTTTCTGTATTGTCAATTCCTACGTATGTAATCGACGACAGCCAAGTCTAGAAGTGCTTTTCGAAATTGCAAAAATTCTTCAAGTAGATCCCAAAGATTTAATTGATAGTGATGAAAAATAATAAACAACAATATACATTCATTGATTTGTTCGCCGGACTTGGGGGCTTTCACCTCGCCTTGCAGCAATTAGGGTGTAAGTGCGTCTTTGCTTCTGAAATTAAAGATGATTTAAGAAAATTATATGCTTTAAATTTTCCAGAGACCCCAATTTATGGCGATATAACAAAGATCAACCCGGAAGACATACCTCCACATGATATTGTATGTGCAGGCTTCCCTTGTCAACCGTTTAGTCAAGCAGGCAAAAGAGAAGGTTTTAATGACACTAAACAGAGAGGTACGTTATTCGACTATATTTGTGCCATCGTTGCTGAACATAGACCCAAATATCTTTTACTCGAAAATGTGCAAAACCTCAAGAATCACGACAACGGTAATACATGGAAAGTAATACAAGAAAAGTTAGCTGCGCTAAATTATGATGTGAAAGCTGACATTCTTTCACCACATCAATTTGGACTTCCCCAACATCGAAAAAGAATTTTCATTGTTGCTATTGCCAATGAAAAAGGTTCTTTAGACCATTTTCGTTTCCCTGTTGCTCAGAAAGGCGCATCGCGTTTTTGCGACATCAATAAGGTTATTGATGCGAGCGATACTAATATCACAAAGCTAAAACCTGAAACAAGGCTTCAACTTGAAGTTTGGCAAGAGTTCATTGACCAAACTATCGCGCACGGCGATACTATACCGTCATTCCCTATATGGGCCATGGAATTTGGAGCCACATATGATTTCAAAAATAAAGCCCCTGTATTCCAATCTCTTGAAAATTTGCAAGGCAAGCTAGGAAAATTGGGGCAACCCATAAATGGACTGACAAAAGAGGCTTGCATAGCACAGTTACCCAACTATGCTCAAACCACAACTTCACTAATATTTCCAAATTGGAAAATAAGATATATCGAACAAAACCGCAAATTTTATGAACGAAACAAATCATGGCTTGATCCGTGGATTGAAAAAATTCGCAATTTTGAAAATAGCCATTTGAAAATGGAATGGAATTGCGGTATTACGGCTACTCCTACACTTGAAGATAAAATTATCCAATTCAGAGCTTCGGGTATTCGTGTAAAACTACCCAATTTCGCACCTGCACTAAATTTGGTAGGTACTCAAATTCCTATTTTTCCATGGGTAAAATTACCCGCTGAGATTCTATCTGAGGGAGAGCCCAATAAAGGTCGCTATATGACAATCCGTGAAGCCGCTGCAATTCAAGGTATGCAAGACTTGAATTTTAGCTCGCTTTCATCTACACGAACTTTAGAGGCCTTGGGTAATGCTATAAATGTAACATTGGTACGCCGTATCGCAAAACTCCTATTGAACGATGAACAACAATAAAGTTTCCATAGCTACCAAGCCATTAGTCTATTCTGCTTTTCGTTACATCGAAAATAAGGTATGGAACGCTCTTGCAGAATATGTAGATAATGCTGTGCCGTTGTTTTGCTTAGCAGACTTGTGCAAGGTTTTAGAATTGACAAATCCTAGTGAAGTTAAAAACAGGCTAGACAAAGACGATGTGCAATTAATTGATTTACACGCCCTAAATTCTAGTGAGGGTATAACTGGTAATTCAATGGCAAACTTTGTTACTGAATCTGGATTCTATGACGTGATATTGCAAAGTTCATCTCCACGTGTTAAGCCTTTCCGTAAATGGGTAACATCAGAAGTTTTACCAGCTATAAGAAAGAATGGCGGTTATATGTCTACTAGTAACAATGATACCCCGGAAGAGATAATGGCTAGAGCAGTCATGATCGCCCAAGAGACTATCAAGAGAAGGGAACAAAGAATCGAGATGCTAGAGCAAGAGAAAACGTTGCTCACGGAGACGATAAAAGAGGCCGCCCCCAAGGTCGAGTATTTCGACAAGGCGATGTCATCGAAGAGTTCATACACCACCACCCAGGTGGCGCAGGAGTTCGGTCTATCGGCCAAGACGTTAAACGCTAGACTGGCGAAGATGGGCGTTCAATACAGGCAGGGTGGGGCGTGGATACTGTACGCCAAGTACCAAGGCAACGGGTACACTCACACCGTGTCCGTCCCGTACATGATGGCTAACGGGGAACAGGGGACACAAATACAGACCCGGTGGACGGAGAAAGGTAGAAAATTTTTACACGACTTACTAGATAACAAATGAATGTTTTAATAGCTTGCGAGGAAAGCCAAACGGTATGCCTCGCTTTTAGAAAGAAAGGACACAACGCTTACAGTTGTGATATAGTAGATTGTTCAGGCGGTTATCCTGAATACCACATCAAGAGAGACGTTCTTGAAGTGATGAAAGGCGGGACGTTCAAGACGCAGGGGGGGACAGGAGGTGACGATAGATAAATGGGATTTGATGATTGCCCACCCACCATGCACTTTCTTGTCATCTAGCGGTGCTTCATGGTACTATCACCCGGAAGACAAGGGGCTACCAGTAGAGCAGAGAAGACCTCACCCCAGATACCCTAACAGGGCCAAGGACAGGGATGATGGCAAGAAATTTTTCATGGAATTCGTCAAATCTGACATCGAGAAGATCGCCATAGAGAATCCCGTGGGAATCATGAGTACATGTTACAGGAAGCCCGATCAAATCGTTCAACCTTTCATGTTCGGGCATGAGGCTCGGAAAGCGACTTGTTTATGGCTCAAGGGACTTCCCAAGTTGACTCCCACCAACATCGTGGGTGAGGGGGAGATAGCGATAACTAAAAGTGGGAAAAAGATGTCTAAATGGTATTACGATGCGATTTCTCTCCCAAAGGAAGAGAGGCAGAGACTAAGGAGCAAGACATTTCAAGGTATTGCTGACGCAATGGCCGATCAGTGGGGATAATTTCTTATCTTTACATCAAGTTTAAACTTCTAAAATAATGATCATGAGAAAATTAATGTTCCGGGTGTGGGACTTGTCAACGAGTACCCTCCTACCCACCTCCGACGGGATAATGTTCTGGAACGTAAGCAACAAGAAATTCGGGGTAACCAACTTCTTGATGGACCAGAGATACCTCGTTACCGTGCTGTGCCTTAGAAACGGCAACACGGACATCTACGGCCTCGACGTGGTTAAGGTGTGGCCAAAGGATTACATCTCCATCAAGGAGGCGAAAGAGAGTAACGCCCCGATCCAAACCGTGCTGTGCGACCTTGACGGGTTCGTGACGGTAGAGGGAGAGAAGATACACGTTACCGAGTTACACCATCATTACAACTTCTCCGGGGAGGGATTCGCCGCTTACTCCGACACGTACAAGGAGATGTTCTGGGATCAACTGTCAGAGTATGGCATTCATTAAGGTCCCCCTGATCGAGGAGAAACTAGACATTAACGTGAGGGTTTACAATCTAACCCTCACTTCTTTTCTAGCCGAGATCATGGAAAACTACATCGTGGAACTGGAAGATCACGTCAAGAAAAGCGGCCTTCACGTGAAGAAAAACAAGTTCCACTGCAACGAGCTGAAAAGAAACATCAGGATGTGGATAAACCACAGGTACATGGAGGTGGGGAGGGAGTACAGGGATTTCCTGACCACCCAGCTAGATGACCTGTACGATGACATGAGACACGATTACACGGTGTTCTTCTACTCCGTCAAGAGGTTCTTCGACAAGAGAATAGACGACTCGAACGAGACAACCACCCTCGCCCTCCTCGTGCTGATCATAAGCATGGCCTCCTACTTCCAGATCAAGGAGGAGGATTTCAGCAATTACGTCAGCGAGCAATTCAAGTGCCACTACGTAGTGAAAAGTAACTACATATCCAATATAGCTCGACACGCCACCATGTTCCTTAATTCTTTCAAGCACGATAACGTGGAACTAGTGTTCGAGAAAGAGCCTGATATTCAGGCAGCATGGGACATTCTTGACTACAAGTTGTCTCATGTAAAGATAAATCTAGTAGATGATATCAAGTAGTTTATAGTATTTACCTATATCATTACACGTGTCAAATAAAGTACGTATATTTGTATTATAATTAAACTAAATGGAAAACATGATAACTATATTCATTGTAATAGCCATTGCCTTGCTGGTATTCCTGTTCTTCGTGTTAAGGAGCGCTTACAGGAACTCTCACGTCCCGGTGGGGAGCGTGATTAAACGCAAGGGCATACTCTTCAAGGTGAAGAGGTACAACAAGTCGGATCATATCGACAAGTGCTTGAGATGTGACATGAGGTTCTTCCCCTCCATCTCCGGTTATAACGATCATTGCTGCGTCAAGGTCCCGTTCTGTAACGCTAGCGAGAGACGTGACAAAACTGACGTGTATTACGAGCTAGTGGGCAAGAACTGTGGTTTCTTTAACAAGGAGGAAGAGTGACATGGAGCAGTTGATAATGACGCCTAGGCTCTTCAAGGAGTTCGGTATACACGTTTGCGATGACCAGATCATAAGCACGCATCGTGCCTGTCCCAAGAAGATAAGGGGATTGCTTGACAAGACCATAGTCCTGCACGATAACGGGGAGGTGATGGCCATGAAGGATTATTTCAAGTCCATCATAACAGGTGATGGCAGCCAGTGCAGGATGAAACGATTATCTAACGGGGACAAGTCAACGAACGAGATACGAATACTGGAGAGGGGAAGGTTCTGGAAATCCGTGTTATTCAGGGGAGGGACGATAGTTAACGACGTGAACTCCAACATGCCCTTAATATCTTACGTGAACGATTTCAACGGGATAAAGGTATGGTTCGAGGACACTCTTGACGTTTTCCCGTGTAACTACAAGGGGGTGCTATCCTCCCTGATCCTGTACCTGACAAGTAACGTTGATAGCACTTACTTCTCCCCCTCCTTCCCGGACAAGTGTTCGGAATCTTGCTGGGGTGACCCAAGGTTCGTGAACAAGGTGAGGGGATTGATGCACCATCATATCATCCGATCGTTCAAGTTAAACCACCAGACAAGGAAGTATAACGAGTGGAGACACCCGGAGTTATTCTACAACGGTTGGAACGCCGCAATGAAGGACCCGCAAGTGTTCTACATCGTGGCCGATCTTAGACCTGACAAGGAAGGCATAGTTAACACTAGGGATTACAGGTTCGATTGCACGGCGGAGAGACTGGGATTGTGTCAAGACATGGCGAGAGAAGCGGCCATAGTTTACAACACGCTGGTCTTGCAGGGGTGGGACCAGATTTCTCCCAACGAGACGTCTTGCGAGAACTGTCCTTTCAAGTGCAAGATAGCCAATGAAACAAAAAGAATATAAGAGACCGGGGGTGAGGAAGCCCGAATCGCCACGATCGGTGTCAACTTACAGCAAGTATCATCACACGATAGACCGGGAGATAGATAACGACAACATCTGGTACATCGAGATTAACGGGAAGAAGGAACGAAGGATACCCGTCACCCTGTCGTCGTGGGAAGAGATGAAGTTCAAGGCGAAAGAAGACTTGCACGCCGAGGTTATATTGAAGTTTATCGGGAAATCTGGAAGACACGTTGAACGTTTTAAAGATTAAGCAAATGGGTAAAAGAGGTTTAAAATTAAGGGTAGACAAGAAAACACGCAACAAGAGGTACACGGCAATGGCGTACCTCAGAAGACACGGGTACGCTGCCAAGGGTAGGGACGTGTTGCTGAAAGAAGGTTCTCCATCCCCCAAAGAACACGAGTACCTTGTATTCCTCATGGAACAAGGATATTGCATATCGCACGGGGAGATAAGCTAATGGAAGAGTTCGTTAGCGTTGAAGACGTCAAGAGAGTGTTCAAGGCGTTTTGTAGCAAGGAAATAAGCGGGTGCGGTTCTGACGAGCAAGAATGCGAGGACTGCATCTTCTACAAGAAATACGTCGAACTTTTAAAAGAGAAGGCATGACGGAAGATTTACAAGAGTTAATTGACAAGCTAACATTCGGTTATTAACATGGAACAGAAGAAATCGAAAGTAACCAGCGTCGTCCAAGGACAAGACTGGGTAGGGAAACAAGGTGTTTTTCACACGTGGACCGTCCGTTTCGAGAACGGTGACGTGGGGGGAAACATGACGAAACAAGGTAACAACTGCGCCTTCAAGGTGGGCGAGACGGTTGACTACACGATAGAACCGGGAAACAGGCCGGACAGCTTCAAGGTGAAGATCGTGCCGACAGCACCTTCATCCTTCAGTGGTGGAGGTGGGGGCGGGAAAGGAAAGGTTAACGAGGCTGGTATCAACGCCAACGTTGCATTGAACAACGCCACCCTGTTATTCTGCAAGCTGTGCGACACGCTTGGACAGGAATGGTTAAAATCGGCGAAAGATCAACCGGAAAGGATCGTCATGATGTACGCTAGAGAGTTTTCAAACTTGTTGAACGAGTTAAGTGGATTGAAATAACATGATAAAAGAACTAGACGACAGGATAGAATTACTGTACAAGGACGTGATGAAGCACCCGAAGGGGAACTTCAAGATACTGTTCGATGACTTCAAGCAAGACGTGGGAGACATAATGTACGGCGAGAACGAGAAACAACCATCCATGTACGACAAGATGATGGACTTGCTCAACGCTTGTTGCCGTGCCTTCGGGGCTACAACGATGGAAGCGATGGCGGGGGGAAGGGCAGAGTTGCCCGTCCTGCGTGCCGTGACAGCGTTCATAAAGCTAGCCGATGACTCGTACGATAACAGGCACACGACCTGCAAGATTCTGGGCAGGACTAGACAATACTACTACCACTCGATTGCCAAGTTCGAATCGCTCATGTTAACCGACAAGACTTTTCGTGAAACCTATAACAAGTTGAGACATGATTTCGGAAGAGACGAGGAAACTGATTGAGGAAAACGAGGAACTGGTGGAGAAGAACCTCAAGAGGTGGATAGCCGGGTGCAAGAAGAGAATGGCAGCGTTCACTATCCCGACTGACGAGGAAATAATCCAGTATTTCAACGACAAGGGAAAGGTATGCACGTCACAGACCGTGAAGAAAATAAGGACCACGTACGAGGGCAAGGTGGAGGGGAAGTGGATAGATTCTAACGGCAAAGAGGTCAAGAACTGGAAGGGTAAGCTCGACAAGGTATGGATTCCATACTACCCGTCATTGAACAACATTTACGAGAGGTTTTAATCATGGACAGGGAATTAATCGCTAGAGGCTATTCTTACAATCATGGAGCCATTTTCAAGAAGAGGATATACATTTCTATACCCGAGAGCGAAAAGTGGCTTAAAAACGCTTACTCGCACTTTATAGGAGGTTCTTTCAAGTGGATACCCGAGTATGACGAGATTGCCGGATGGTTGTCTGACAACGAGGGAAGGGGATTATTCCTGTACGGGACTTACGGGAGGGGCAAGACGGTGTTCATACGTGACATATTCCCCCTCCTCGCCGAGAGACACGGGAAGGTTGCATCCTACTACACGATGACCTCGATAGGAGACAACCTCGATGACGTGTTGAAGAAGAAGATCGTCTGCCTCGATGACGTGGGGATGGAATCCAAGATCATGACTTACGGCAACGAGAGGCACGCTTTTCCCGAACTCATGGACAGGGCGGAACAGAACGGGAACCTAGTTCTCGTGTCCACCAACCTTAACGCGAGGGGGATAATCGACAGGTACGGGGAAAGAACGCTAGAGAGGATCAAGTCGTGCTGCAAGAGGGTAATGTTCACGGGTCAATCTTTCAGGCAATGACGAACGAAGAACTTGCAAGTAAAATAGACAGGTTGCAGGAATCGATAGACCTGAACAACAGCCTGATGACAGAATTCAACAACAGGCTTGCATCCATACAAGAATCCGTCTCCAACAAGAGGGGGAGGATGGACGCCAAGGAGATAATAAACAACATCATAGGGGACCTCATGGTCCTGTTAATCACTAAACAGCAATAAAATGGAAAAAGAAAAGGAAATAGCTAAAAAATTAAAAGAGTTACAGGAACTGGTAGGTGAACTGAAAGAGATGGGGGTGGGGTATTTACTCGTGACGTCTTTCGAGAAGAGTGTTGATGACGAGGGATTCCAAGAATTAAGATCGTCCGTGTTCTCGGATTTCAAGCTGGGAGACATGGCCCCCGCCATAGCATCTTATTTCTCGGAGAATCCTAACATCCTCCCGGTTATCGTTCGAATACTGGCAAGCGGGTTCTCTCAAGAAACGCTGGTAGAAAAGGCGAAAAAAGCGGGGGAGGAACTGGCAAGAAAAAAGAAGGAGTGGAATTAACCACTCCTTTTCTCGCTTAACTGACCCATTCACAAACCATATCTCTAAGTCTTACCACTACCGCCTGACAGGTGTAAAAATTGCATTCGTCATCGAGTAGTTCTATTAAATACATGATCTTGTCCATAGGTCTTGTTTTTTTAAATCATCTCTTCCCAGTCAATATACTTGCCCGTTCTTTTCAAGTCGGCAAGATACCGTGAAAAAGCTATCCCATCGTAACCGTCCGGGTCGTCAATGTACTTTTTCACGTACATCGCTATATCGAACTCGTTACGCAACGGCTCGGGAAAGAAATCGGCGTAAGCCATGTTGGCCACGAAACAACAATCGTACTCGCTCGCCTTCTTTACCGTCACCCCGTTCCTTTTCAGAAGTTCCTTGACTTCCTCCTTGGAATACCTATGCTTTGAACCGTCAGCGTTCTCCATGCAGCTAACAGCTAGCTCGCATAACTTCTTGGAGAAGTGAGGACCATGTTCGTCAAGGTAATCCTCGAACGTCTTGCTACTGAAATAATAACGATCCCTTCCCATCACATTCTCCGTCTTCTTCTACCACGACGCATTTCAGGCTCGTCATCGTAACGATCGTACCTGTCATAACGGTTCTCGGGGCGGGTGAAGTCATCTTCATCCTCCATCATTCTCTTGCGCTTGCGTCTCCTCTCCCTCTCCATTTCCTCTTCTTCCTCTTCACGTTCGCGTCTTCTTCTCTCCCGTTCACGACGTTCGTATTCCTCGTCATCATCGTCATCATCGTCGTAATCATCTTCCTCGTATCGATCACGTCTGTTGCGACGTCTCTCTCTTTCTTCTTCCTCCATCATCTGGCGTTTACGGTCCTCTCTCTGGCGTCTCCGGTACTCTTCTTCCTGAATATCCTTGTTGTAACCGTCTCTATTGAAACCAATTATTCTTACCATGTCTATTCTTTTTTATTCAATCCAAGTATCAACTCTTTCAAGCCCTCTATACTGTCATTAATGCCACTTACCGATTTTTCAAGGTTGGCGATCTTCTCGTCACGACTCTTGTCAACGGCAAGGACGGGGTTCAAATCCTTGACTATTTGCTCGCAATCTTCCAGTATGGACTTGTGCTTGTCCACGCTATTCAGAATGTCATTACTATTTCTCATGATGGCGTTGATCTCGTTAAGGATCGGGTCCCTGTCACACGATATGGTAATGTCATTTCTAACTTCTACCGTCATGTTCTCCCTCACCACGAACGTTGAACTAACTCCATCCACTGAAACTTCCAAGTCAACTATCTTGTCCTGCGGTTGCTGGTAAGATAATTGTCCCGGCTGTAACGGTTGGAACCTAGGGTTGGCGATACTCACCACCGTCCCCATCTTGTGTCTAATTTTCTCTCCCTTGTACAGGATATAGACTTGATACGATTTCTGTAAATCCTTGAATTGCATTGTTTCTAAATTTAATGTTCAATCACTCTCCACTGTTACTAGCGGCAGCCGTTGGCGGTACTATGTGGTTAATAGTCTGGAACGTGCCGTTACACTTGTCGTAAAAGATCAAGTAGCGATTCCCTTGCGTTATCTCGCTAGATAACATCTGGTCTCCTGAACCGTTTATTAACGGCGTCTTGGATGACGTGGTTGTCGTGCTATTAGCGGGAGTAGTGGCAATCGAAACCGGGTATCCTTCCGATCCAGCCGCCGGGGAATGAGCTATATTCAATAACAGTATCCCTGTCTTGGGGAGGGAGCGAAACTGACACGGACTAATGTTATAAATAACCTCGCTGTTAGTAGCGTCGGTTGTCACGGCGACACTTCTTATCGCCGGAATTCCTCCTTGATCCAGTCTCTGTACTGGTCTTCTAAAATAAGGTCCGTAATAATAATTCATCGGGTACATAATTTATTTTAAATTAATTGTTACATTTGCACCGGGATAGACAAGAGTAATTAACTTGTTGATAAGGAGTTTTCTGGCCTCCTTCCCATTCTTTTTTTTACTGCCAGTGTCACTTTAAAAACAGATAAAATGACTAATGAAGAGTTTTTAAAAAGTATCACCTTGGAAGGTGAAATGTGGAAGGATGTAGCCGGTTATGAAGGTTGCTACATGGTGTCCAATTTTGGAAGAGTCATGTCGTTGGGGAGGGAAGTTCCTAACAGCGATAAAAGCAATAGAATCATTCGTCCGTCTATAATGTCTTTGAATATTAAAAATGCAAAGAGAAAATCATCTATATACCAAACATATACTGCACATTTGTGCAAGAATCGTATCAGGAAGGCTATTACCGTACACAGGTTAGTTGCCTGTGCTTTCATAGAAAATCCCAACAATTACCCCTCCATAGACCACATAGATGGTAACCCTATGAACAACCATGTTTCAAATCTAAGATGGTGTACGAACACGATAAATATGAATAACCCTATCACTAGGAGTAGAATAAGTTTATCTAAAAAAGGTAAATATAACACTCCAAAGAGTATGCCAGTAGTTCAAATCATGAATGGAGAGCTGATTAACACGTTTCCATCCATAATGGAGGCAACTAGACATGGATTCACACATAGTTCTGTACTACAATGTTGTAGAGGAAAATTACACCATCATAAAGGATTCGAATGGATGTTTAACATGATGCGAATATACGAATATTTAAACTAAAAGCCAAGCATTTTAATTAAAATACGATGTAATTTACTATACAATTATCTTTTTTCATTTGTACCATTCCCCTCCACAGAACCTGCATTCGAAACGATCGGCGAGCCTGATAACGTGTTCATCCTCGTTCCTGTTAACACTACAATTACAAACCGGGCGTGTCTCCCCGTCTATCCTGTCGATCAAATCGTAATCCCATAGGGATAACTTGCCGGGGCAGGGGATGGGTTTAACGAACTGCACCGGGTTAGCCAGTACCCAGTTGTACACGACACGCTTCTTGGGAAGGGGGAAGGTGGGGGATAAGACATTAAATATCTCGTCATCATGTTCTGCCCACACCGACTCGTGGTCTACCACGCAATCAACAATATCAACCCTCCCGATGATAGCTCCCACGTGAGTCAATTGCTCTCTCACCACTTCATCGTACCCTTCTCCTACCGCTTCCAACTGTTCTTTATTGAGAAACCCTTTCAGGTTGCCACCGTATATCGTCTTGGAGGCATGAATCAATAACGGGCCACGATAATCCGTTCTCCACGTCCGGTTCTCGATGTCTTTAATCCCGTGGACTATCAACGATGCCCACGGCTGTTTAATCGTTAGCGCTTTCATCTTTCTTTCCTATTGAATGAGCTACTATTTTACCTTTTTAAATTTAAAATCTTCTATGATTTTATTTATATCTTCATTAGATAAGTTATACCACTCTCCTTTTACCAATTTGTCTTTAAACATAGTATGAAGATTTAGTTCAATATCTGTATCCGCAATGGCTAGTAGTTTTATCCTAGGATTAGAGCATTTTAAGATATTAAATCTTTGATATGGGTCATTCGATCTACCTATTTTTGTGAATTTACTCAATTCATCATATACAAGATAAGTTCTCGTAATATCTTTAGTTTCCGTATAAACCCTAGACCAATAGTAAATGTCTGCCCTAATTGCTTCACATAAATAAGGAACTAAATGATATATAATATCTAATAATGGGGGCATTTTTTTTGTATGATATTTTGATGAGTATTCAATAATCATATTCAAAATATCAACATCATTGAAATATGCGCCTCCACAAGATATTACATCATCTTCAATTTCAATATCTCCTAATAAAGATGGACGTAAATCATGTATAAGTTCATTTAATAATTCTGCAAGTAATACAGATTGTCCTCCATCCACTTCTGTAATTTTAATAATCTCGTTCATACTATTTTATTTTTGATAACATATCAGAATTATTATACACCCACATCTTAGCTTTTGCACCCCCCCCACTCATAAGCATCTCGATAGCAAGTACAGGATGTAACCACGGGGTGGGGGAGGAGGATATGAGGACAATTCCATTCAACTTCTCCCGATCCTTCTACATAATCTATAAATACTTTGTACGTTTCCATTTTATTTAATTTTTGGTGTTGCAAAACGAGTTCCATATTTAGCATCGTATATTCTAAGCATCTCGTTCCTTAATTCAGAAAACGATTTGACATATCCCATATCAATGGCAAATGCTAATTTTTTCTGTAAATCCTCAAGTTCTTTGAGTTGTTCTTTAGTGGCATTGTTTCGGAGCAATGTTTCATGTTTGCCAAAAACTATATGATTCAATGCCTTGGCTATTACCACGTAATCTACATCCTTAAATTTACTTGCAGCACGAGATATAATATTGTACGTATTACCTACTTCTATTCTATTAATGATTAACGAATCTGTCAACCAATCTATCACTAGAGCGTACAATTTTGGATTCATCTCCATAGCGACAAGTACCCATATATAAGGATCACATGTAACTTTTTTATTCTCCCTCCCCCCGGTAGTTTTATAAGCACCACAATACTTCAATGTTTTAACAAGAGTTTTCTCTTCTACCATATTCATGAACTCGTGGTATCCCATCCCCTTTGTCATGTTCCTTCTCTCTAGGATGTAGTACATTCTTTCTGCATTATCCCTAGAAGATAACACCTCGTTAACTCTTTTATCCTTCCATCCTTCATTCAACCTACCGACTGCGTATGCTTCTTGAAGATCGGTGAGGGATAAAAAACTATTCTTCGTGTCTTGCTTTATCACGACACCGAATAATTCCCTGTCTTTCGATTTCATTGTAACATTTGTCTTCATGTTTTATATATTAATTAATCTGCACAAATATATGAATTATATTTATATTCACCTAATTTTTAGATTAAAAAATATATATGTATTGTTACTAACTGAATCACACTATTTTATAAAAACGGGAATTCCCGTTTTTATCGTAACTTATTGATAATCAGTAAAAGCTAAAATTAGTTAAAATAGTGTGGTATACTTTATTTCACAGTATACCCTGAAACGGGGTACACCTCCCCTCCCCACCAGTAATGTCAGCTACCCTCAGAATTTATGAGGTCAGGTATCTAACGTCGGTTATCACGACGGCAGACAAGGGACTAATGTTTATCGAGACCCCTGCATCGGGAATCACGAGGGAGGGGTGTATCGAATCACGACACCCTTTCCGAAGCGGGTAAAACCGTTTCGGGAATAACACGTGGTCGGAATCCCGACTTCGGCTGATAATCAAGCGATATGGGAATTCCCATATCGGGCGTAGTGAAACACGACGCACCGTGAGTATCAATGACTTATCTTGATATATACAATGATACACCAAATATATACCGCCCTGCAAATTTGCATGGCGACTGATAATCAGCCGATATTCACATTCTACATATCGGGGAATAAAAAAGATACCCACCCTTGGTGGGGGTGGGCATACTTGATAATTACCAATATGAAACCAACTAACCACTCAAACTTTCTTGTGTTTGATTTTAAGCATGTCAATGTAGAGATAAAGCCTTTCTTTCGTTGGCTTGAGTCCACATCTTGATATTTTACTGTTAAACGCACTGTCAGTCTTACCAGTGATCTTCTTCGCTTGCTCATAATTTACTTTAACGTTGAGGTATGGTTTAAGTACCTCGGTCATTGCACCTATATCATCCTCCGTGATGTTGTCACAATAACCATTATCAATCATGTCGGCGAAGTGCCTGAACAATCTACTTAGATTCGTCAATTTTACAGCACCCATGTTTGAAATATAAAATGGTTGAAGTTACGGCTGATACTACAACAGATACCGAAGCAATACTCAATAATGTCCAGAACTCAATCGTGTAATTTGATAATACATCAATTAATTGTACGCCACATTGTATTAGTAAGTTGATTATTAATACCCTGTGCCATGAACAAAATCTAAATCGTTTCGACAAATGCCATAGCATAATGTCCACGTAAACGGAATGTCCTAAAACATAATCAAAAGACACCACCTCCACATCCATGAGTGATAGCGTAAGAACTATCGCTACATACATGTTTAACAGGATCGGAGCCAATTTTATAAGTCTAACCGTAGATTTCATTTCTTCTTGCTACTTCTTCTAGGTTTACCATCCCATGTAATCTTTCTTGATGCAGTTGCCGGCCTCATTATGGGTCTGCGAACTGATGTCGTTTTCGTGTTTCTCGCCATAAGCTTCTATTTTCGTTATAAATGTACGTAATAAATGGTTACCATGCAAGCCCGTTGGACTTGAAAGCGTTACCCGTGTCATTCCATCTCTTGTCATCGGCATCCTGTCTCCTAAGGAATGACGCCTCGTCTCTTAGAGCGGTTCTGACGTTAGCCGTCAACACGTTCGGGATAATGAAAGTCATTAACTCGAAAAAGTCCGCAGCCATCCGAACGGCATCTTGTTGACTCTCGGATAACGGTTCGTTATCTTGCGCCCTCTGGTATATATCCGCCATGTTCCCTATATTGTTACCAATAGTATTCACGAATATACCGATAGCCGGAAGAATCTCTTGTATTAACTGGAAACCGTTCATGCTTAGTGGAGTCTGTCCTCTTGCGTAGCTGATGTATCCCGATCCTCTCTCGATCAAGTCGTAAGTTTCAGAATCTATATACCCCTCGTTCATGGAGTATTTTGCCGCCCCCAAGAAGAACGAGTGTGCCAGGTTAGCCGCCATCGAGTACCTACCGAAGAACATTCCAGCCAATCCCGTGCTACCGTTTCTCAACATCTTGTCCACTATCTGATTTGCCACTTCCTCCTCGTCTCCATCCCCACCCGTGGCGAGCAAGTATCCCATGTACGTTGATATTGCTGGCTTGGTGATATTGTATCCTTGACTTCGTACTAACCGGCTAATTAGCATGGTGAACCCGTCATTAAATAATTTGGCGTTGCCGTCCTTGGCTCCCGCTATCATTTTCCTCCAACCTATACCCATCATCTCTACCTCTTTTATGGCGAATGATAACATGAACCCTATCCATCTACCGTTAATACTTTCCCTTGATATGTTTTTCTTACCGATCCCTATGATATTAGATACCCAGAATGGTAGCGCCCTCGTCTCGTGAGCCTGAGAGACAGGCAATATCGTGGAGAAAGATTCCTGCGTTCTCTTCACGGCATCAAGATGTGCCACCCTAAACGCCTCTCTCGTTGCCTTCCTGTATTTAACATCAGCTTGCCACTTGTCACCGTCCCAGTCCTCGCCGTTCAACTCCTTGAACCTCTTGTTAAATATCCTCATGTACATGTTGGACGAGGTTATTATATCCGGGGTTCTGATCCAATAGTCAACAGCTTTCTCGTTCAGGCTCTTCTTCTTACCGTAAGACTCTCGTGTCAACTCGCTCAACTTGGAAACGGTAGAAGTTTCCGGTAAACCGTAGTACTCGAAAGCGTCCCTCATGTTTCTTAACTGGAACACGTTCTTTATCATTGTTACCGGGTTGACGCTAATACCATCACTTATGATAGCACCACCGATGTTGGTTACCATCTCGGTAGCCATCTTGGGGACGTTAACAAGCAAGGTAACACGTGCGGCGCTAGTTATCTCTTGATTCAACTTGTTCCACATGTTACCCATCCCGTTGTTCAGGTTATCAAGATGATAAGCGCTCACCACCCTGTTCTTTATGGTACGGAGCCATTCTTGAAGGATCATCCTAGCATCAGGATTATCTCTCAACTCCTTCCCCCTTATCTCGTCATTAAAAGCGTTAACCACGCCGTTGTAAGGATGCACCACGTAGAAGTCTAGCGTTGCCTCTTCCACGGTTTTAGTTATGACATTAGCGAGGTTGTAGTCAATAGAATGTATTCCACCCCTACGAGCGTGTACTGCCGTGGGGGAGGGGATGTTACCGTTGTAATTATCCTTCGTCATCTGTTCGAGGGCATCTATCGAGCTTAAATCCATTCTCCCACCCCTGACTCTTGACGGGAAATAATTTGACTCGTAGAACTTGGGATTCGTCCCACGGAATGATGCGTTGGCCATGTTGATCTCTTTCAAGTTATCAAGAACTTGACGGGCGGCTCCCATCAAACGACGAACGGATACCTCGTCTTCCCCTAGATTCTTCAACGTGGCCTCCACGTCAACAGCCCCTTGCATGGGTCCGCTCTCGTGATAAACGTAGTATTGAAGCGCCCCTTTCATGTCGGCAGCTTCCATTGGTGTTTCCTTGACCGCCTTCTCGTACAGGTACTTGAAATATGACCGTTCCCCAACGTCTACCGTTTCGATCGTGTCTCCTATCGTGTTGGTCTGGTAATCAAGCTCCTTCATCAACATGGCGGCGAGGTTTCTAAGGTTTATACCTTTCCTTGACGTGAATATGTTGTAATTATGAAGCCTGCCCCGGGCGTTAATAGTGTACTTGTTCATGAACTTGTTAAGGGCATCGTTCCAAGGTTCAAGCAATTTCGCCTGTTCCACGTGCGCCCTAACGGTAGCCGGCTCCATGTACTTGGCAACTATATTATCGTATATCGGCGTGCCATCCCTCGTCCATAACAGGTACTCTGCCGTGTTCAAGTCACGAATCCCGAGTGCCGCCCTAAGTCTCTCGGAGTCTTGCCTGAACTTCTTGAACTTCCTGGAATCAGCCGCCCTTTTCACTTTTGCCACGATGCCGTTATCCCCCTCCATGCTGCCCTTGACATCATGACGGATCAAGTCTTCCATCGCCTTGGCGAGTTCTCTAGTGGTGTAACCGTTGTTCAAGTTATACAATGAGTTATACATCCTTGATAATTGAGCGTTGGTTAGGGTGGGGATATTGGAACGATTCTGGTCCATGATGTCAACCATGTAGGAGAGTGGACTCCCACCGGTCGGGTGTAGTAACGTGGCGTCATCAAGCTCCATGTTCACTTGTTGTTCTATACCTTCCCTCACTTTCTTGGACACGTTATTCAGGCCCATGTCACCATTCATGAACTCGTCAATCATGTCCCCTATCATAGTGACCTCTTCCGGCGTGATAGCCCCTTCCGAGGCCATCCTTGCTACCTTGTTACGTATGTTGGTTAACGACCTCATGTACTTGTTAACCTCGTTGAACGTTGGCATATCCACTAGGTTCTCTCTTATCACGTCAAGTCGATCACCTATATTTGATATGTATTTTCTCACGGAATTCAAGTTCCATCCCTTGACCGTTTCATTAGAAACTTCCTCCGGGTACCTGTCTATAAGGTAATCAGTAGTCTCGGAAAACCTGCCATCTATTATGTCTGATATTATATCATCACGAAGGGCCAAGTCTTCCTGTGACATCTTTCCAGGGTCCATGTCAAGGAGCCTGTTAACTTTTTCTTTCCTCTCTTGACTTAAAGAAGACTTGTTAACTTTCGATCTAGCTTTATTGACGTTAGACTCTCTTTCCTCCACGGCGAACTTTGCCTGTTGATCGGTAACGTACTTGTTAATTTTATTGATCAACGACTCGAATTGCGCCCTACTATTTATCCCCCTCGACAAGCTCGACATTATCGACTTGTACTGGGATTGAGACAACAACTTCTCGCTCCCCTTTATCGCTTCACGCACCTGACGAATCTTTCCCTTCAAGTCAGAAGCTCCCTTGGTGTAAGCGCTAGACGCTATCCTGTTAACCTTAGTCTTGATCCTGCCAAGGTTATCTTTTGGAGTGATATTACTAACACCAGAGGGCCTCTTTATGTAAGGAGAGTTATCTCCAAGGACGAGATCATGGTTCTCGTTGAATTCCTTGTTAGCTTGTCTCTTCTCTTCTTTAGATAACGCCTTGTAAGCGTCACTTGCTTTAACCCTCGCCCATGCCATATCCTTGGCGAAAACACCACTGGAATTCTTGTTCTTCGAGTACCAGTCAACCGCCTCGTTCATCGGTAACTTGTCGAGGAGGGGGGTCTTGCTTACTTTCTCTTCTTGTTGCTGGAGTGTACTTTCAGTCCCGTCGACTTCTGACACACCGCCCACGGGTTCACTTTCTTTCCTGACTTGCTGTTCTGTGCCTTCACCTTCCGAACGCACCTCTCTAGTTTCGCTGGCATCTTGCTTAATTTTACCTTGTTCAACATTATTTTCTTGGATGGGGGTGAGGGCATCGTAATCGACCACCGACGCGTTACCTTCCGCATCCTCCACTTCTATCTTACCTTCTTCCACCACGTTTTCAGTGGCGGTAACTTCTTTACCATCAAGGATAAACTTGTCTCCTTCCGCCTGGAAATTCTTGTCATCCATGATCTCGTTGTAATTTTCAACCAGTTCCATGTTCTTGTACATGGAAGTGTACTGGAAATATTTTATGGCATCATGGGCAAGGTCTTTTCTCTTCTTCACCACCTCCCCACCTTTCGTTGCCTCGTCATAATACCCGTCTATCGCAGAGTTTATCTCGTTGGCTATCGCCTCGTGACGTCTTTCTAGCGTTAAAGTACCGTCATTCATTAGGTTATCTATCTTCTCCTTCAAGGCAGAAGGTAACTTCTTCCCGTAAGAATCAGACTTGTAAAGAGTCTTTCCCATGCTGGGTTGTTTACTTATGGCGTTAACACCCAACCCGACGGCCCCGAATCCAAGCGACATTAACCCTATCGAGTACACCATGTTCAAGTCTTCTGGCTTGTATATCTCTCTGGTGAGATACCCTGACTCTCCCCTGTCTATCGCCGTGAAACCGCCCCTTATCAAGTCTCCAACCTTTTCCTCTCCCATCTCTCCTATCGTCCCGGCAACCCACCCGGAGAATCCTCTTTGACCGTAACCGGCGTAACCTCCACGATACATGAACTGGTCAAACCCTCTCTTTAACAAGTTGCCCCCACCCCGTACACCGGTAGCTTTTGGAGCTTTCCCCACGAAAATTCTTTCCGTGAAATTCTCGATCACGAGGTCGTAGTAATTATTGAATAGCGCCTCGTTTACAGGCATGCCGTTCGCCACGTCGTTACTAACACGAGAATAAAACGTGGGTTGAGCGAGAACCTGAACGGACGAGTCGAAAGCGCTTTTAGCGACTCTTGACGACAACTTCCCGGCACCTGACGCTATTTTGGTGCTAGCCACCTTTGACGCCGCACCGGAAACTGTCTTGGCTAGAGAGCTGGAAGATATGGTTTTAACAAGATTGGTGGCCGTTGCTTTCGACAACAACTTGCTAGCACCAGATGTTAAAGCCGTTCTTACCCCTCCCGTCACGGCACCTGACATGGCGAACTCTACCATGAACCCGACAGACTCCCCGGTCATCTTCCCGATGTCAAACCATTGTCCAGTTTGTTCTCCAAGTACTTCTAGCGACCTTGCGTTCACGGAGAAAGATTCTAGCAAGTTTAACTCTTCCGGTGTCATCTCTTGCATGGCTATACTAGATACCATGTCGTTAAGTTTCGCTTCCTTGACAGAAGATTCCATCATCGTGTCGGGAGGGATAACCTCTCCATCAGAGGACAGGTAAGAGGTGTTCGATCTCAACTCTGGATGATCCTGTAACACCCTGTTATATATGTCACCGAGTTTATCGTTAACCTCTTTCATCTTGCTATCCCTTCCCACGTTACTCATGGTCATGGCTATTGCGGAGAAATGATCAACGATACCTTCCTTGGCCCCGCTCAAAAACTGGTTACCTCCCTCTTTTAACTTCTTGGCTAGGTCCAGATTCTTTCTCGTCATGTCATTGAACAACTGGGCGGCGTTCATGGAGGCACCCTCTTTCTGTAACATGGCAAGTGCGGCTATACCTCCCGCCCCCGGAAGTCCAGCACCTATCGCCACCGCCTTGTTAGCGGTCTCCGCTCTCTTCTTGGCACGTTCACCGGAAGTTTCCTCGTACACGGCACTCGTTTCCGCCGACACCTTGTTCAATTTCTTGTACATCTGGTCTATGTCAGGAGCGAGGTAATCGGCATCCCTCGGGTCCATGTAAGTTCCCTCTAGCATCACCCCGTACCTTTCAAGCTCTTCTCTAGGCACGACGTACGTCTTCGAGTCCGGGTCATAAACCATGCCGACACTATCAGCCACTCTCCTTGCGTACTCGTTTAACTCGTTTTCACCCCCCTCTCCCAGTTGTATTGATTTCCTCGTTACCCTCTCGGTGAATAGCTCGTTCTTCTGGAAGGGGGTAAGTTCTCCTTTCGACTTGTACCAGTCTTCCACGGATCGTATGGAAGTGTCAAGACGGAATTCCTGCCTCTCGTCGTATCCTTCCGGGAGTAAACTTTTCTTGACATCATCCGTCATGTAATCCATCATTGACTTGGTGTAATTAGGGTCCACGACGTTGTACTTGTCAAACAAGTTATTCATGGTATCCTCGGTAACATCCCCGGCTGTTCCACCTAGATTGATTGATATTTTCTCCATCAATCTCGTGGGATCACCACCAGTTGACTCCCATATATCGTCAACGTCCGTGTCCGTTATTCCAGAAGCGTCCATGCCTTGATACGTGGCTATATCCACGAGTATATCCTTGTACAATGACTTATCAACTTTTCTTCCGTCATTCATGGTCATCTATTTTAATCCATTCACGAAATCGTTAACATCTCTTTTAACACCGGGAGCGCTAGGTGCGATCATGGTACCGGTGTTATTCCTGTACCTGTAAAAATTCGGGTTTGTCTCCATGCCGTAACTACCTCTCGTGTATATGCCTGTTAACTGGTTTAACGCCGAGTTCAATTGTTCTGCGGCAGATTTTGCGGTACTAAGATTGATCTTCGCTATCTCGTTTCCAGTTGCTGGGTCTTTTATCACTAGATAATCACCCATGTAACCAGACCATAAACCACCGTTACTCCTTCTTGATTCAATAGATATTACTCCTGAACTCTTGGCTCCAGCTATAATATCTTCCACGTTTTTGACGAAATCATCGGGTTTATAGCTTTCAGGAGATGATAACGTGGTGGACGCTAGCTCTTGCAACCTGGAAACAACCGGGCGCATCCTGTTATAAACCGGGTTCTTGTTTTCATCCCTCCCCGCTACCGGTTCGACACGGGGGGAGACGTTATAATTGTACCAGTCTCTCAAGTCAATGTCAAGGATTTTCTCCTTGGTTTGAGCGCCTGAATTATAGTAATTAGCCAGTATATCGTAAGCCCTCTTCACGCTAGACGGGTCGTTAGCATCAAAATTAATCGTGAACGGTTGATCGAAATTAACCGGACGACCCTGTTTCTTCTTGCCCTCTCCAAGGAAGTGGAACGTGGTGATGTCTCCCTTCGCCGTGATGTCGTTCAGTTGAGCCTTCCTGTTCACTCCGTTATCATCAATGTAGGCTGATGATTTATTCCCGACGAACATTTGAATCGCCTCCTTATGCCCGTTAAAGGCGTTGGGGATGGCGTCCATGACCGGTTCAATGAAACGGTTGTCACGAGAACCACCCCCGTAACCCTGGTAGCTCGGGTCTTTCTGCAACGATCTCTTGACATTCTTGTCGGCAGCCATCGCCACGGCGTTAACGTAATACGCTCTAGCCTCTCCAGGCGTGTTCCACCTTCCTTCTTTCACCCCCTTGCGCATGAACGGGTCGTTGTCGTAGTTATTGCCGAACCTCATGTCCCAAGCCTCTCCGGCACGTGTTCTTATGTCCTCTATATTACTGGTCTCTATATTCGTTATCGTCCCATCGGGATTTCTCACGAAATTTCTTATCACTGAATCACCCACCGCCTTCGCACCATCATCCAGCATACCTTGCAAGTCAACGTAAGGTTTTAATTTACTAGACAATTTAGCCTTCAACTCCGATGGAGAACCTGTCGCTATCGGCCTACCCTTTCTATCGTATATGGTGTAGTTTAACATCCCGTTTTGATACCACATGTCAATACTATCTCCAATACTGTAAATACCGGTGCTTTTCTGTTTAACACCATTCTCCCCGGCAGACATGATAGCGTATCCTATGTCGTTTACCAGATCGGCGTTCATGACTTCATCTATACCCCCCTTCCCCGTCTTTGCAAGGTCTTCAAGAAACCCTTGAAAATCTTTCATCTGGTTGGTGTAAGATGCGGCCTTGTTCTTCATGTCACCGATCTTTACCATTATCTCTGACTTGCGAGTGGGGGTGATAAGCGGGTTCGCAAGTTCCCTCCTCATGTCAGCTATCTCGTTCTGGGTATGCTCCATCAATATCGCTATACTGTCCCTGTCGAAAGCCTGTGGTTGAAGGTCTAGCGCACCGGTAGCCAGCTTGTCAAATTCCTTCAAGTTGGCTTGTAATTCATCTTGAGCCTCTTTCGCTTGTTTGGCATACAATCTTTCTTGCTCAAGCTCCATAGCTTTTAGTTGCATCCCCATGTTAAGGGAATTCATCGCAGTTTGCCCGAAATCGGCCTCGATGGGTTTCACTCCCATGTAAGCCTCTCCTGTATATTGATTCGCCATGTTACTTCAATTTTAACGTTGGTTGGGGTGGCATAACTGATGTTACTGGTGTACCGGTGCTAGTAAAGTTACCTAGCTGTCCTATACCTAGTGAACCTGTTGACGTCATGGGGTCAACGTTCTTCCTCCTGGTCAAGTCAAGACCTGATAACATCCCACCTATTGATTGTAAACCGCCTAACGCCTCTGTCATCCCGGCGTATTGCCCCTGCCTTCCTGCCTCGTACAAGGCACCGTACCCGGCAAGTTCCCGTTGTTCACGGTTCTCTCTAGCCTGGAACTCCCTGTTCTCCTGTTCAGCCGCCATGATGGCTTGCTGTTTCTGTAACTCGTACAACTGGTTCTGGAAGTTAGCCGCCAGTTGTTCCTCTTGAGCGTAAGTCTGCTCCTGTATGCCGGGAAGTAAGGACAACCCCCTCGCCCCGGCAGAGGATGCCTGTTCTGAATAGTTAGCCGACTCTTGCTGTACCCTCTTCAATTGTTGAACGTACTGGTCGGTTGGAGTGTCTACCGCCATGAGATAGTTGTTGAAATCTATCTCTTGACGCTGGTAGTTGTCAATGTTCTTCTTCGCTTCTCTCGCCTGTTTCGCCTCTTTCACGGACTTGGCTACCCCTAAACCCGTTGATGCTAGCGCCGTTCCGGCAAGGATGATAGATGTCGCTGCTGCCATCACTTTAAAATTTTAATCATTTGAACCATGTTCGTGTCACTAATCTCGAAACCACATTTCTTGAGGCCGTTCACGAGACCGGCATCGTTAGAAGTGGTAAATATCGCTTCCACGCCCGTTGCCCGCAGCATGGATTCTAACTCTTCAACCAAGAACTCTTTCGCCCCCCTCTTCCGGGAAACGTCGATCTTCTTGCTTGTCAATAACCATTCTAGCCAGCATATTCCCGTTCCTGTCATGTACACGAAAGCCACGTACAACGGGCCTTCATCGTCTTCCACGATACAGCCAGAAGATGGAAGGAAGGATGGGGGTACTGGCTTCCACCCCCACTCTTCCCACCATTCGCTTATCATGGCATGATCGGACGGTTCGTAATTCCTAATTTTAAATTTTCGATTCATCTATATCTAGTTGTATTGATTTAACGAGTAACTTCTCTTTGTCAACGCTAAAGTACGAAATTATTTCGAGATATTTCCCCCTGATAGCGTCACCGTTAACCCCGTCATCAACCTTGACGTAAAGCACCTGACCTTCCTTGATATTCACCGGGTCTTCAAGAGTTATCTCGTCATCGTTTATCTCCTTGATGCAAGATACTTTTTCCCCGTCCTTGAACACGTCAAGCCCGGTATCCACGAGGTTCGCCGTGTAAGTCCTGAAAGTGTCAAGAGCCTCCTCGTCTCCAGCCGCCACGTAAAGCAATACCGGTTGAGACGTGCCTTCCGCCTTCGGGATGAACGATTCTAGCAAGTTCTCCTTCTTCTTGAAGTAAGATTGATCTATCGTTCTCTCCAAGTCAAACGTCTTGAACGTGGTGGTGGAGGGTGGGGTGTTGGATTCCATTACAATGCTATTATACACCTTGTTTGAATCCATGTACTCGTTGTTCACCATGTGAATCTTGCTCGTGACGGTCTTGCCCAGTAACAGGTTCTGGTATCCCGGTTCCCCTCCCATCCTTCTTATGATGGTATCCCTCGTGGAGAAACAGTAAGCGCCGGCTCTAGCCATGAGGTCAGGCGCCATGTCGTAGAATGACGTCCACCCGTCAACCGGCTCCATGAAGTTCACGCAACAATCTTTCATCCCCACGATGTACGAGGATGTCTTTGGATCGTAAGCGCCACACTTCACCCCGCTCGTGGTTAACTTGTCGTGGAAATAGTTAAGCATGCCGTAAGAACTGACGGGGAACAACCCGTTGATACTCTTCCGTATCACCTGACCCGTGTTCGTGTCAACGAAGAACCGGGAGTTGCCGTAACGTGAATAGGTCTCGTAGTGAGACATCCCGTAATCCTCGGCGTACTCTTGTTGCTCGCCGAAAGTGTCTTCCGACTTAGCCACGATCGGGCTACCGGTGGCGGAATTAAGTATATTCTTCTTGTACATCACCCGGCTGCACTTGTTCCTCTGGTACACGTCTATATCGGAACCTATGTCATCAATCTTCACTATCTCGCCGTATTTCTTGGAAAGATCAGTGTAATTGATCAGGGACTGGTTGAACGATGCTAGACCGTTATCTTTCGTGGCCTCCACGTACGGCTCTGACACGGTAAGAGACGCGTACCTGTCCTCCCGGCTGTAATTATCCGATATGGCGTTCGGTCTTCCCAGAGTGGTGAACAACGTCCCGTTAGAGAACTTGTTTATCTCTCGTGCCGGACCGGTGGTAATCATCACGTCCCCGTCACTGTCTAGGACGTAGGAACCGGCAAGTCCCGCCGCCACGTCATGAATGCCGGGTATTTCTTGATAAACCACGGTATCGTCCTTGGTCTCGTACATGATAAGGTAGAACACGGACGTGGTCCATCTCGATTCCTTCTTGAGGATGTCGTCTTCCGTGTACCCTTCCTTGGCGGATGGCTCTATAATCAAGTAACGACCGTTGGGAACGTCCACCTTGTCAGGGTCTCCCATGTCAACCTTGGTACCGTCTGACAGCGTTACAGATAATTTTCCCGGTTCTCCCTGCACGATCACCTTGTCTTTCACCTCGAATATGTACCCTTTCGTGGATACCTCGGTGGCTATCGTCTCCATCTCCGATACCAGTTCTAGCTTGTCACCGGGGGTGGGGACTATCCACGGCATGGACGTTATTTCCAGGTAGAACTTCCCGTTTATCACGTAAGCGTTATCGAAACCGTCGATCACGTCGAATAGCACCTTCGGGTTTCGTCTGGCGAACTTGAACTTGGTCGCCCATGACGGGGCCTTCCCCTTCACGATAACGGTTGCCACACGACCGATGTTAGCGGCGTCAGCGTTTATCCTTGGAACGGTCACGTCAACGGGAGCCAGCACGGGTGAACACCTCCCGAAGTCATCCATGAAGATGATACCGTAACCTTGAGTCGTCCCGGTCTTTAAAGAGTACGTCGTGGAAGTGGTGGGGGAGTTGTTTATCTCCACCATCAGGGACACGTCCGTGTCTATGTCGAAACCATCAACGTACCCCCCGAATAGCAGCGAGTTCTGTATTATCATGCAACTTCTAGCCATCATGGGGACGTTATCGAACAACTTGTTCACGTCCTTCATCGGGATTAGGGGGTAGTTGCCGGAGTAAGAGAACTTGTAGGTGTAGTCCACGTTATCTTCCAGCCCCAGTTTCTTCTTGTCTATGGTTTTCACCTTGTACATCCCCTGCCCCGTCTTCATGAGTATCTCTATCTTCTCCACGTGTTCGTTACCTGTGTTCACCGTCACGTTCACGGCGGAGGTGGCGTTACTGATCTCGTTAAGCGTCTCGTTCGAGTACGATCCACGCACGTAAGAAACTGACGCCCCCACCACTCCCTCGTGAGAGTAGTTGTTTATCTTGGTTATCGACAACCCGTAGTTCTGCGAGGCGAAAAGGTAAGCCGTGTTACCGTTGATGGCCGTCACGTAAAACGTTCTACCGTCAGGGGACATGGACATACCGGTCACTTGATAGTTCTGCGGGTCACTCACGTACTGGGGGGTAACCTTTGACATCGTCTTACCGGAGTCTTTCGAGTAGTATATGGTGTCAACGGTCTTGCCGGCGAGGGCGAAGAACTTCCCGTTAGAAGAGCAACACATGAACTCGTTGACGAGGGAGGTGGATACCGTGGTGAAGTTCTTCCCGTAGTTCTCGGATACCAGCGTGTACTTGTTGTCGGTATCGAAGTTCTGGTTACAGGATACGTACACGACGCTACCGTCAGAATCGCATATAATCTTCACTCCCCTCGGCTTGCTTATTATGGATATGAAGTCATTCAATTTCACTTGAGTGAACGTGCCTCCTTTCCCGTACTCGGAACTGTAAGCGAACTCGCTCTTGTACACGACGTACACTTGCTTTCCAGAATCCGACATGCAGAAACCTCCCTCGTGCCGGTCACCGTCCCCCACGAACCCTTGAATCTCTGACAGGGAGTTATCGTTCTTGTTGTACTCGAACAGCATCAACTGCCCGTTATTACTTCCAGATGCACCATGAGTTCTAGCGTAATATATTTGATCACCAGCCTTGTTGATGTCACCACCGTCGTTCTTGTTTTTGAACATGTCACCCACCACGTCGATAGCATCAGCGTTCGTCTTGAAGTGAGTGAAATACCCCCTCCCCGCCGGGTCCAGGTAATTATCCGTTGTACCCGTGAACGCTATAACACCCTCCGAGTGAAAGCTCGTGTCGTTTGCGTCAAAAGACCTCGTCTTGAAAGACTTCAAGTAAGCCTTCGAGAAACTGGTGTTAGGTAACGACATGGAAAGCTCGTGAGAGGTCCAGTACGTTTTCACGCCAGAAACCGGGTCCATGTAGGAGTTAACGAACTTGACCTTGTCCTTGTACACGTAACACTCTACCATCATGTCGTACTCTACCTTTTTCGAGTCCTCGTCATCAAGCTCGGACGTCGAGGTGGAATAAGGACTGATGGCTGACGTCTCACGGGTATCGTAAATGTAGCGAGCGGCGAACAACGGGTTGATGTTACGCATCTCCCCCAGCTCCGATTTCTCGGCTATCTCAACGTCAACGGAGAGAGGTGGACGTTTAACCAGCTTCATCGCCGTCCAGTCATAAAACTTGAAGTACCCTCTCGTCTTGCTGGTGTCTATCTCCACCGGCTCGTTGGTCATCCAGTCGTGGAACACCATGATGTCGTTAAGCATGGCGAACCCGCTCACCCTCGTTTGAAGGTTGAAGGGGGTGACAAGGTCCTGCGTGAGTACCTCCGGGGTGGAATCGTAAACGAAGGTGGTGGGCAGCATCTTCATCGCCCTCGCCTCCATCTTCTCCATGTCCACCTTGTAGATCGTTCCACCGTCATACGAGTCTCCCTTTTTCGGGGGTATGTCGAAACGGAACCTCTTGATAACAACGCACATGTAATGGTTGGTCTTCGGTGCCAGTTGAAGCCCGAGGAAACCGTACACGTACGCTTGATCCTTGTCGTACTCGGTGGACGTCCAGTAGTAATTACCGGAGCCTTCCTGCTCGTTCACCAGTGGTACCGGTGCTGACAAGGCACGAGCCGAACGGGTGGTGGGGGTGTCCTCTTGGACCTCCACGGCGGTACCCACCCCTATGTACTGGTTGTTGAACGTGATGATGTCTTCCTCCCTCTCGGAGATAAGGAACTTCCACGTCTCCTCGATGTTGTCTATCACGTCCTTGATCTCTTCCTTGGACGGCACGTACCACCCGAAACCTTGATTGTAGGCTTGCGTGAACACCGATTGATCGTCCTTCTTGTTGTGAAGGAAACATATCGTGTTGCGTAGACCGTCTTCCTCCCGCAAGGTGGATAGCTGGTCAACGAGGACGTGGCTTCCCTTGCCGGTAACGGAATCGTATTCCAGTATAGAAAAACCGCCTTGCTTGAGGGCGGTGAACAGGTATATCTTGTTGTTGTACTCGTACATGCCGGCGGTAACCGATCCGGCCGTGAACAGTGGCTCGTCGATGACCACTCTCGTCCCGTCCATGCTCTCGATGACACCGGAGTTCTCGTTATCGGTGTCTATCACACGGACGTTTCGAGCCTCACGGTATTGCCCCTTCGGCATGTAGCGGGGGTCGATGTCCATGTTCATCTTTCCCCCCGAGAAATCTTGTATCACTTTCATAAGGCTCTGAGTAACGCTTGAATAATTTCCTCTCTCTTGAAGTTCATCTCGAACTTGGCGTCCTTGTAACGACGGTTCTTCTCTGCCTTCGCCCGTATCTTCTCGTTCATCGGCACGTTACGCCTTCTCTCGATGATCCGCCAGTATATGTCAGCTTCCAGGTACTTCTGCAAGTACGGGTGAACGTTGATCTTCGTGATGTCCGTCAGGTCCACGTTTGACACGTAGCATATAAGGATACGATCGTAACCCTCCGGCACGTCGTCGAAGGTGAGGGTGTTATCCCTGTAATCGAACTGGTAACCGTTCTTGCTAACGAGGAAAGAGTTGTGACGGCACGGCAGCATGCACTCGGCTGACTTCATCCCGTTGAGGTCAACCCCCTTCACGATCTCGTAGTCGTTGTTGTCTATCATCGTTTCTTCCTCGTTCGTCAGGATGTTCTGGGCGGCGTACACGTCATCGTTCTTGAGCATGTACGAGTACCACGTGTTGATGTTATCGTTGTAGAGGGCGGGAATCTTGTACCCGTCGTGCAGGAAGTAGATGGCTATGTAGTCGATGAAGTCGTTAGGCATCCTGAACTTGCCCACGGCGTTCATCTCCCCCTCCGCTTCCTTGTATTGCTTGTCACCCACGTATCGCAGTTCCTCGACCGCTCTCTGGGCGTGTTTTATGACCAGTTCCCTGCTGACACCGTGAACGTAACTGTCCGGGTCAGTGGCGTCTATTAACACCGAGTCGATAATATCTGTTAGTTTAACGTTCATAAATATTGGTCTAAAGATAGCCACAAATATTTAAATTGTGGGAGGAATTGAACCACTTTCCTTTTTTTATATTAATAATATTATTCTTCAAATATTTGAATGCATCAGATATATTTTGTATGTTTGTGGCATGAAACTGACATTGAAAATAAAACTTCTTCCAACTGGTGACCAGTATCAAGCTCTTCTTGAAACGATCAAGGAGGCTAATACAGCTTGCAACATTATTTCTGAAATAGCTTGGCAGAATAGAGTGTTTAATCAATTTAAGCTTCATCACTTGTGTTATAATGGCATTAGAGACAAGTTTAAACTTTCCGCTCAAATAGTTGTTCGTTGTATTAGCAAGGTTGCCGACGCGTACAAGCTTGACAGGAAGAAACGACGTGTTTTCAATGAACTTGGAAGTATAAGCTATGATAGCCGTGTACTTTCTTATCATGGAAACGTTGCTTCTATATGGACTGTTAACAAGAGGCAGAAGGTTGCTTTCGTTTGTCATAACACTAATTACATTCCATATATCAAGGGAGAAGCCGATCTTGTTTTCAAGAGAGGCAAGTTTTACCTTTTTCAAACGGTAGAAGTTCCCGAGGAAGACATGGAAGATGTTGAAGAGTTTATCGGTTGTGATTTTGGAATAACTGATATAGTCTGCACGTCTGACGGTAAAAAATACTCTTCTCAATTTCTTAACCAGTACAGGGAAAAACGAATGAAAATTCGTGGTTCTATTCAATCCAAAGGCACTAGAGGTAGAACACGTGAATGTAAACGTGGATGCGCTAAGCTCTTGAAACGGCTTAAAGGGAAAGAGAGAACCACGGCAACGATAATCAATCACACCATCTCCAAGCGAATAGTCAATGAAGCTAAAACTAGAGGAGTTGGCATCGCTATTGAAGACTTGACAAACATCCGATCTAATTCCAAGCGTGGAAATAAAACGTTTAAAAGAGAGATTAACTCTTGGAGTTTTTCCCAGCTTAGGTCTTTTATTGAATACAAGGCTAAAAGGGAGGGAGTGCTGTTGATTGTCGTTCCACCAGCATATACTTCCAAGACTTGTTCCAAGTGCCATCATATTGGTACTAGGAATAACAAGTCTTTCAAGTGCAATCATTGCGGGAACGATATGGACGCGGATATTAATGCCGCTATAAATATCGCCCTGCTTGGGGCTGCAATAAAACAGCCTGAAAAATCGGGTATGTGGTGTGCTAATTTGCATATCTCCGCTTAGGTTTAAGACCATAATGTTTATTTATAGTCATTTTATATGGCGTTATCCTTTTGAAATTCGTTAGCTTGATCCTGTGCCATCACCTGTATCACTTCCGCCTCCCTCAAGTGGACGCCGAAGCATAACGCTATCTCGACAACCAGCACGTTGAAGAAATGCTCCGACAGCGTGAAGTCTTGATAACTCTTGACGGAAGGGTTGAACACCGGCTTTCCCTCTATGACCACGTAAGTCCACCGGGGTCTCGGCGGTATCTTGTAATAATGCACCTCTATCGAGGGGTTGTCAGGCAACACCTGTATCCCGTCCTCCGTGATGGAGTAATTCGGGTACGTCTCCGATGGCCTGTTGTACTTCGAGTTACCTATCATCCTTAGCCGTGCCACGTCTATCATGGTGGCCTCTTTCCCCTCCCTGTACACGGCGTTTAACTTCTCGGTAGGGGGGAAAGGGAAGAAGGGGTCATCTTCCCCCTTCTCCAAATCTTCCACCACGGCGAGCTTGTACAAGGTGCTTTCAAGAATGTCTTTCGGTATTGCCGAGTATCCTTGCTTGTCCCTGTTATACTTCATTCTCAACCTGTTAGGTATCTCTGAATATATCTTTGACTGGGCTAGCCCGCAAACGGAGTTAAACTCGTCGGGAGTTATGACCCCGTACCCGTTCTTGTTGAGTAGCACGTTGACTACCTTGTACACCTCGTCTATCATTTGTTCTAAGCGTTTAACTTGGTTAAAATCTTGTCGTAAGCCACGCCACCTTCCTCGCTTGTCATCGCCCACTCGGCGAACTCGGAGATGACGTTAAGACCCGGGGCGCAAGTGTAGATAACACCCCCCGTCGCCCAGCTCAGTTCAGTCTTTCTTGAATTCAACTTCAAGATGTTCAAGCGTATGCCCGATTGAATCTTGAACTTGATCGTGTTTCTCTTGTCACCGAACATCTCGATGATCTCCCGTGGGGGAGTTCCAGTTTCCAGCTTGCCAAGGATACCGGCACGAAGGATGGTGGGGTTCATCTCGGTGGTGACTCCCTTCAAGGTAGCGTAAACGGCCTGCAACACCTCGAAGTCTGATGTCTTGCAAAGCTCAACCACGGTAGCCATGTCAGTCCACGTGCTTTCCTCGATGGCGGCGTCAGCTTCAAGGTCTTCAAGGTAGAACACCTTGTCCTTTCCGAAGAACGGGTGCAACATGAGGAACATCTGTAAACCTCTATCCTCCGGGTAAATGGTCCACCGGTCACCTGGGAAGTCCACCCGTCTAAGCTCTACTGGTCCGTCAATGTTCTGGTCGTTCTCGATGGCGGTGGGGGATACCGGGGTGTAACGGAGGTTGAACACGTAAGTCTCCCCGTTCTTGCCGGTGTACACGTGACGTGTCTTCGGTCTTAACGAGTGATTGTTACGGGTACCCGTGAGGAGGAACGTTAACGGTTTCTTCCCCAACCCCCTCTTCTCTAGGTCGGCGATAATTTGCTCTTTAGCCTCTTCTTCCGTGATTCTCTTTGTTTCTTTAGTACTTGCCATATTAGATTCGAGGCACTTACGCTTTCACGTATTGACGCTTCACGGGAACGCTACTTTTTAGGTCAATCTCTTGACGGTCATCCATAGTTGGAACCTCCACGTCCGAACCCCGTTGTGCCAACGGTTTTTTGTTAATTAAATTCAGATTCAAATAAAATGGGGGAGGGGTTATTATTCCCTTCCCCCGAGGTTTAATATTTAAGGTCAATTAAGCCTAGGCTGACACGCCTTCGAAGATCGCCCATTTCTTCAATCCCACGCAGCGCAATCCCCATTCAGACAACCAGTCGATACCGAAAACGTCCCAGGTGTTGGTAGCGTCCGGCACGTTCTGTGAACCGTGGAACGTGGTTACAAGCTCACGGCTGTATCCCGGCATGCCCTTGTACAACTTGGTCAAGTACGGGGCGTTGATCGTGCTGTTCTGCCCGCTCAAGTCACCGTTGTAACCGGTGGTGATAGAAGCACGTCCTAGCGGTACCATGATACCGTGGATTTGGTTCTCTGCGGCGAAGTTATCCGGGTTCAAAACGGTCGGGTCTTTCAACAGTTTCCAGGTGGTCTTGTAGAACTCGTACCCACCCATCTTGAATGCGTCGAATCCGAAGTCAAGCATGCGTTGCTTGTTATCGAAGTAACCCCATGTAGCGGAACCAGCCCCACCAACTTTAGCCAACCAGTTGTCGATTGACAACGATGCCTCGGTAGACAAGTACAACAAGTTGTAAGTCTCGCCGTTAACCTTGTCAAGACGCTTGATGATTGACTCGATGTCGGCAGTACCGGCGATGTTGCCCTCGAAGCTGTTACCACCGTTTCTGATCTGGTCGAACACTCCCTCGATACCACGGAACCCTGCGGTCTTGGCGTCAGAAGCGTCAACGGCTTTCTTCCCAACGAACGCTTGAATCTCCATTTGATCCAGCATTCTCTCTCTAGCCTCCTCGATCTCGGCGCTCGTCCAGAATGCGTTTCCATCCGGGGTTTTCAACCACGTTGCGTCGCACATGTCGGAACCGTTGATCTCGAACATGTCCTTGCCGATGATAAGGGACGTGCTACCGATCTCAACCTCACGGGTCAAGGCACGGGTCATACCCGGTGTTCCCTTCTGGAACTCGTAACCGGCAGCCATGATGGTCAACCCGGTAGTCCCAACGGTCCAGTCTGCACCGTCATAGGTTTTAGCGGTGAACTTGCCAGCGTCGTAATCGTCCGGCACGCAGATACCGTAGTTCACTTTCTTGCCGGCCTTGTCGATAACCATGAAGTTCTCGTTCGGACGAATGGTGTGAGCGGCGATCGTGAACACGTCACCGGCACGGGTCACGCCTTCCAGCAATTTACGTCTACGTCCGGTCATCCCGAAGAACTGGGTGTCGGCGGAGATCATCTCTTTTTGAGCGTATTTATCAAGGAACCCACGGATCGTTTGATTACCGTACTGGTCGATGATTCTGTCCTTCAATGAAGGGTAAAACTTGGTAGTGAAGTCATATAGACTCATGTAGTTACCGGAGATCGGTTGAACTTTAATGTTCGGATCAAGGTAAAAATCTGATGTAACACTTGTAAGCATAATATTCTATCTTATAAAGTTCTTGTCTTTGAGGAACCTCAGGAACTCGTCCTCCGATGGACCTTTGACGTCTCCCGGTTTAGGGGCGTCAGTGGTGGCGTTGGACTTCTTCTTCATTTCCTCCTCGACGGTATTAGCTTTCACCGCCTTGGCGTGTTCTTCCAGTATCTTCGGCAATTCCATCCCGGCGGTGATCACTCTTACCAGGTTGCCGTAATTGAAGGTACCGTCCTCGTTCTTGAACGTTCCCAGCAGCGAGTCGATCCCGTCGAACACTTTATCGTATCTCGACTTGTCACGAATCTCGTAACTAAAACCGTCAATCTCGATCTTATCAAGACTTGACAAGGCTCCTTTCACCCCCTTCACCCATTCTTCTTTTCCCTTGTCAACGTTTTCCTCCACACGCTTGAGAGGAGTCTTGTATTGCTCTTTCTGGGCGTTAAAATACTTTCTAGCTTCCTCGGCCTTGGTCTTCAAGCTAACCAGCTTTGACCTGTTCTTGCGGTCAATTGCCTTTCTCTCGTCATCTAGCATGTCCTCGGTCACCTCCTCGGTCTGGAAGTAGTCTTCATACATGACTTCAATATCCTCCTTGTCTAGTGACGGGTATTGAGTCTTGAGGTACTCCTTGACAACTTTCTCGTTAGGCTCGTTGTCCCAGTCTTTCTGTACCTTGAAGTAATCGTCCACTCCCCTCCCGGTTTCCCGGACGAACTTGTCGATGTTAGCCACGTCAGGACTGGCGTAATCAACGGTTTTCTCAACCTCTTTTTCCACCTCTCGAATCTCTACCAGATCATCCCACGTCTTCACTTCCTTACCTACCTTACCGGCCAGGTATCCCAGTATTTTCTCTTCCGGTACCTTCGAGAAATCTATTTCCTGATCATCGACCTTGTTGACATCCTCTACCTTGTCGGGGGTAGGGGTGCCTGCCTTGTCTTCAACTTTCGGCTCCGGTGCGGTTTCTCCCTCCTTGGCGGCAGGGACTTGCTCTCCCGGTTTAAAAGTTATGTCTTTCAGTATTTCATCTAACTTTCCCATTCGATTTAAATTTAATTATACAACAAATATATAGATTTTATCTATAACAACAAAGAGTTAACTGATTTTCATGTCTCTTTTATCTTGATTCCATGCACTTTAAGCATCAGCTTGCGCTTTATCTTGTAAACGTCAGTGCGGAATCCCTTGGTGTCCTCCACCACGGTTTCCCCCGTCTCGACGTCGGTGTACACGAAATCGGCCACGTACTTGCAAGCCAGCTCGACGCAATGCCTGTTCTTCCCCTCCCCCTCGAACTGTGCGGGTATCAACGTGTATGTGACCTGTTCTTGCAAGTCCTTTATCTTCCCTGCCCTTTCCAGTAGCTTGAGGGTAGCGGCACGGGCGGCCTCCTTCTTCGAGGCGTGACCACCCGACTTGACGTTCCCGTACTTAGACTTCCCTCTCATCCCCTCGCCCTCCTGTCTCCGGCGGTACCGTTCTTCCTGCCACGGTTGGCGGAAGACGACGTGTACCTTTTAGTAGCGTGATCGTAGTCCTTGCCGGCACGAGATGACTTCCCGTGCTTCTTGTCATGCTCACGGTTACGCTGGCTAAGCTCTGACCGTTTCTTCCTTTGCTCCGGTCTTCGGTTGACCTCGGTATCCGTTTTCTTCTTCTTCTCTCTAGCCTCCGGGTGATCCCGGTAATACTTGGCGGACCTAGATAGTTCCGACCTGTCCTTCTTCGGTGGTGCCATCTCCTGTATAGTTTTGAACTTGGTTAACTTCTTCCATAGGTGGAATCTCGACGGGTGGGGCGGCTTGAACGTCCTGCATGGCGTTCATGCTCTCGAAGGGTATTGTTGCCCCTCCCCTCTGTCTCTGGTTGATCATGGCGCTTTGCTGTTGCGCTTGCTTGTAGGTGCGGGCGTCCTTGGCCTGTTCCTTGTACTGGTTCGATTCTGCCGTGACACGTGCCTGCAAGCCTAGCTCCTGCATCCTCAACTGGTGTTTAACACGTTCCAGTATGATCTCTCCCTCCACCTTCTTCTCGTTTATCTGTATCTCCGATTGAGTCTTGAACTGTAATTCCTGACCCTTGGCCTGAATCTCCATCATCAGGGATTGCTGTTTCTGTTGCTCGATGGCAACCTGCGCCTGCGCCTGCATCTGGGTCTTCATAGCCTCTATCTCCTTCTGTTTCTGGAACGCCTCGTCCTGACGTTTCTTCATGATGACCTTCAAGTACTTGGACGCCATCTTGATGTTGTCGATAGACAGGATGTCCATCCTATCGGCGAGGGTGATCTGCCCGGCTTGAACGGCGGCGAGTATCACTTGATCTAGCTTGGCTTTCTCCTCGGCGTCGGGGGCAACCTCCACGATCACGTCCAGATTGTACTTGTACAGGGTCTTGTAATCGTCGATAACGTCATCTTCCAGCAAGTAAGACATCACGTCATCGGAGAACGATTCCTTGTACATCGACATCTGTTGCGCCCTGTTAAGGCTAACCTCCCCCGTCCCCTTCTTTATGGACATCAGTCCCTCGAAGATGTGCTTGGTGGCGGTGTTACTCATGTTAAGGGCCATCTGTTGAGTCCCTACGAGCGCCCCGTTAAGCGGTGCCGAACCGTCACGCACCCTGTTAACGCCGGTAACCTCGTAACACATGTTCATGTTCTGGTTGTAGGCGTTGATAAGCTGCATGAGCTTCCGACCGTCAGCCGTGGGGATGTTACGAAGGATGTTGCCCTGCAATATTTGATCGTCGTCGTAAGCCGTTCCCTTGTACAGCAAGGCTCCCGTCTGGTACATCATGTCAAGAACGTCGGAGGGGGTGAGCTTGGCGCCGGTGCCGATGTCTATGTTCATCAGGGCGTCAACGTTGATCTCGAACATGTCAGGTTTCATCTTTGAGATCAAGTGTCTAAGTTTCAACACGATAAGGTGTATATCCTCGGCGTATGACTTCAAGTTCTCGACGATAGAGGGTACCGTCAGCTCGTATACGATGTAGGGTGCCATCACGGTGTTGGCGTTGTTCACCGGCCGGATCATGTCACGCATCAGGTGGTAGTTGAACACGAGGTTCATGCCTAGCACGTAGTATCCCTCGAACCACACGTCGTACTTCCCTTTTATCATGCGGGAGGAAGATTCCCTCGGGAGAACGTAGTCCTTGTCCTTGGGTATCAGGTTGTTTCTTTTCCTCTTGTACACCTCGTCCATCGTGGTCTTGAAGGTGAAGTACATGACGGTGAACAGGTCGTCCTCGTTAGCCACCTCGTCCGGCTTGAACCGTTTATCACTCACCCCCCTCGCCAGGGTCTCGTACGATACCTCTCCCCCGCTCATCCTGACGATCTGCCCGGCGGTCATCTCCATCATCTCGGCGAAGTAGTAGCACCCCTTCTTGTCACGGGTGTACAACGGGTCGTACGAGTATAACAGGTTCTTGCAATCAACCCTTCTCATGACCACGCCGTAGTTGGGATCGGACTCCACCCTTATGGCGGCGATGCCGTTGGTAACGAGGTCTTCCGCCACCCTGTTCTGTATCTCACGGAAGTAGTTAAGGTCGAACACCCTGTTAATGATGATCTCCGACGCTATCTCCTTCTTCTGCCTGTACTCTAGCTGCATGTGAAGGTCTAGCTCCTCCTTGGAATCTGGCACGTAATCAGGCACGAAGTTGATACCGGTGGCTATCGTCATCTCCTGCGTGAAGTCTTTAGTTAGCATCTCGGTTTCCAGCCTCTTGCGGTACTTGTTACGTTCCTCCCTTGACATGATGTCAACACCCTTGGTCTTGATCTTGAACATGTCGGCGGGGAAGGAGTCCTTCACCACGTTAACGAACTTTGGAACCACGGACGTGAACTCCCAGTTAAGTGACAGGTAAGCCTGGTCCTTCGGGATGTTAAGCATGTTCTTGAACCTGTCGATGTCCACCTCGTTGTTACGAAGCGCCTCTAGTTCCTCGAACTTCTTCTTCCGGCTGGTGTAATCGTTCCCCGTGATCCACTCGAACTCGATGTACTGGGCGTACTCTAGCCCGTACGATTTGCTTTCCTTCTCCTCGTTGGAAGCATCCCTGTTCGGGATCGTGACGTTTCTTCTTTGTCTATCCATTTTTTAACTTTCCATAAGTTCCAACATTCTCGTATATCCTGAACATGGGTCGTGTTGCCACCGGTTCCTCTGCCTCCCTCTGGCGTCTCTTCTTGCGAGTGTTACCTATGAGGGCGTACGCTGACGATATGGAGGCGTCACGCTTGGTCCTGTTCTTGTCATCGAAAGCCAGCCAGTCTTCCAGCGTGGCGTTAAAATACATTTCAGAGCTGCCTACGTTGTTCTCCACGAAGGATTCTATGGCGGCGTTTATCATCTGCGAGACGTTCTCGGACGTGGAAGGCATACCCCCTCTCACCCTCTCGTCTTCTGACAGCTTGTCCTTTTCCTTGTCCGTTCTCGTCATGGAGAACTTGCGATACCCACGACGGTACATCTCGTCTATGAGGTTGTTCACGTTGTTCTCTATGAGGGCCGGCATCCCGTAGAACACCATCGCCTTGATGGCGTCATCGAAGAATATCTCCTTCGAGTCCGGCCTGTTTATGTATTCAAGGAAGAAGTTGAAGTTGGGGGCGCCGGAAGAGTTCATGCCGGAGAACCCGTGGATCGAACCCTTCGACCCCTTCCCGTCAACGGTCTTGTTGACACGATACGGGTCTATACCGAAGTTACCGATATGCCTGTTAAGCGGTATCCACAACCCGTTCTCTAGCTTCACGTTATTCCTGAGACCCTCTTCCGGTATCCAGCTAACGAGGAACCTGCCGTCCGGCTTGTCGACGAAGATTACGTGTCCACTATCAGCAACCCCTTGATACCACTCGAAGTTACCACGTCTAAGGTGAGTCCCGTCTAGGTTATCGTTATACTTTATCTGCGCCAGTATGTTGGCCTGGTTGAACATGCACATGTTGATCGCCAGCTTGAACCCGTCTTCCTCGGTGCGGGGGTTCTTCCTGTGTTCTTCAAGCAATTGTTTCGGGTTATCCTTGAGTGCCTCGTCCACGTTCTGCAAGTAGGTCTTCACCCCTATCGACATGTTCTCCCCGTCCATCGTCCTCACCGGGGATTTAGGGTCTTCAACGATCATGTCGCCGTACTTGTCTATGAACCCCTCGTAATGCTCGAAACAGCTTATGAATATCTTGTACAGGTTGGTCACCGTCTGACCGTTACCGTCACGTTTCCGGGGGTCGGAGTTGTAGTACAAGTACTTGTACCTGTCCCCCGCCAGGGCGTCAGGATCGTTGGCATCCTTGCCGGTCATGAACTCCACGGTGGAGATCAGTATGGCCTTGCCGGTGATACGTCTACCCTTCGTGAGACATTTTCTCACCATCGTGAAATGGGTAAGCGTGTTACCGTTCTGTTTCTTCCACTTGCTGAACTCGTCACCGAAGTAGAACAGCAATGCCTCGCCGTCGTAACTGGACTCGTTGGTGGGGCGGAAGTTTATACGGGTGTTCAGCGCCACGTCCACGACCTCCTTCTCCTGTCCCGCCTTCTTGAGCTTGTTACCCGGCTGGGCGAACTCTAGCTCCGACTTGGATTTCTCGTCCATGCACATCGGCTTGAAGTAGAAGGGGAGGTGGGAGAACATGGTCGTTAACCTCACGAAGTTGGACTTGGCGTCGGTATCCGTCTTGGAAGTCATCCCGGATAGCTTGTTTCTTTGCTCTATCGTCTTGCAAAGGATGAACGCCATGATACAGTCCGTGGCACCGAAACGACGAATCTTTTCAAGGATAATACCGAGACAACGGTTATCCCTGTACATCGCCTCAAGGAACAAGAACAACTTCCTCTGGGCGGCGGAGTAATAGTAATACCCCCCGTCCGCTCCCGTGTAGCAATGCGTCATCATGAACCAGTGGGCGCCGGTTATGTACGTCGCCACCCCGTTGTTCATGAACCAGTACCCGTTCCGTTTCTTCATGTACTCGGAATCTATGTAATCCTCGTGACGCTTGGCGGTACGAACCGTCAGGTCCTTGGGTGGGGCCTGCCTGCGCCAGAACTGGTCTTGCTTGAACCTCTTTCCCCAGTCAATCTCCGCCTTGATCGGTTTCTTGGGGAGGGCGATACGGATGTCGTTTATCTCTATTATCTCCCCCACCGTCCCTTCCGGGTCTATCACCACGGCGTCTATCTCGGGGCGATAACCGGAGTGATCCTTCATCCTCGCGAACTTGTCGGCGTACTTCTCGGCGTAACCACCCTTGTAATCGGTCTCTTCCAGCATGATGTCTTCCTCTTCCAGCTTGCTCTTCACGTCATGCACGATGTCCTCGATCTCCATGACGTCGTTGAAGGCTACCAGCTTGGTGTCTATCATGGTGGATATGCTATCGGCGTCGTTACCGATCACGTCCGAGTCCATGACGACGTCTTCCAGCCCGGAGTAGAGGGATTCCACCACCCCCTGGCTGGCGTCTACTATCTTGTCTAGCGTGGCACGAACCCACTTCTCCTGTTTCCTGTCGTGATTGAGGATGGAGCCGAGCATGTTCTTGCAGCTAGTTATCGCTTTCTTCTTTAACTTTATGGCGTTCTTGACGGTGGTTTCCTTCTCCATTACGGCCGTGTCGATGTCCGCCGTGATAACCTTCATCAGTTCTCCCACGGCGATCTTGCACGATTGTATGAATCTGTCGTCACTCATCTTCAAGCTCTCCTATTATCCACGGCGTTTTCATCCTGTACAGCACACGATCGTCTATCTTGAACTCGTACTCGGAATCAAGGTTGAACACGACGGGCGTGCCGTCATCTATACCTTGCTCCCGTAGCGACTCGTTGGAGTACGTCATGATACCGTGTTGTTTCTTGTATTTTTCAGGGTTGGCCATCTCGAAACTCCCCTCCCTCACCCTGTCGTTGAGGACGGGTTCGACGTAGCACCACGGGTCAACGGCGATATGATCGTCACCCCTCTTCACGAGGTACACGAACTCCACGGGGATAACGAACATGTCATCGAACAGCTCGTTGCTACTACCCACCTTCCCGTCCACGTATTCCACGCTACGGCGCTTAACCATGTTGTGGTGGAAGTAAGCGATGTCCCCGGGCTTTATTCTAGGATCGGATGACGTCACCACCTCCCCGTGTCTCACGACGTATGTCATGTCATCTATCGTGTTGTTCACGTAAAACTTGGTTCCACCGGGGGCGGTTATGGTAGTCTCGTACGTCTCGGGGACGTGAACGATCACCCCGTTAATCCCTTTCAAGTTCCTTTTCATAATCGCTCACGTCAATGGTTAAACTCCCGTCATCGTGACGGTATATCTCTTTCCACACCACCGCCTCGTTGCCGTCCTTCTCCCGGACGTGTATGGTTATCTTGTCACGGTTTTTAAGGCGCTCCTTCTTGATCGAGTGTATGATCATGCTCGTTAAACCCCCACCCCGTGACGTGAACGACAGGGATTGTCCCACCCGGAAACATAATTTCCTGCCGTTATCCATGTAGCTAAATTCTCTCAATTCCATTTTAAATAATCAGGTACTTATATTTATATTGACGCTTCACAGGAACACTACTTTTTAGGTCTATATATTGACGGTCATCCATAGTTGGAACCTCCACGTCCGAACCCCGGTGTACCACCGGTTTTTATTAAACAATTCTTATTTACTTATTAAAATTCCACCCGCTAATCCTGCCAATCCCCACACCCACCATTTCTCGTACCACCGGTCCCTCTCCTTTATGACGAGGGGTTGAATGGCGGTGGTGGTAACGTACGGGTTCTCGTTGACCACCCTCACGAGGTACTCGGTGCTACCCATGAACTTCTTCCTCTTGCCGGAAACCAAATACTGGGAGGCGTACACCTCGAAGTTATCGAAGTGGATTCCATCTTCCATCACCGTTCCGGAGACGTACCTGTACTTGTTCCTGTCATGAAACGGGATGTACACGTTCCTGTAAACGGTATCAAATTTTATCGTTCCGGTATCCCTGTACACGGTGTTCACCTTGACGATAAACTCCGGCTTCATCCCCTTGATCAACTGTTTCAGGGAATCGTTCTCCTCTAGCACCTTGCTGGAAACCGATAACATGGATAGCTTCTCCGCCACCTCCCGGTTATACCGGTCCTTGTAAAGCCTGATGGTATCCTCCATCGCCTTGGCGTTATACACGTCTCTCCCCGCTTCTCGATCACGATTCACGGAGTTCAACGTGATAAACACCACTAGCACGGTAGCTATCCACGCTATCAATATTTTCCAGTTATTCTTCATCGATTTCTTCTATAACAGCTATTATCTCCTTGTCATGCATGGCAACGAACTCGTCGTCACCTAGGAAGAACGGCGTGCCGGTACGGGAGGGGTGCAACACGATGTCTCCCGCCTTCACGTCATCCCTGCCCTCGTTCATGGCGACAACCTCGCTCTTCCGTGTTATCTCGTTTCTCGTCTCCGGGATGAATATGCTCCCCACCTTTCGCATCTCTTGCTCTGTCTTCTTGATGATCACGTAATCGTTGATCGGCCTGATTCTTTTCATATCAATTAAATTTTAATTATTATTCTGTTTTTCAATTAGTTTAAGTATAAGCTCGTATTTAGACTTGTCCGATTCCCTCCAATCCTCAATATTCTTCCGGAGGGCGTCCATCTCCAGTTTTATGGTGCGTTCTAAACTCTTGAACTCGGCGTTATGGATTTCCCTCAAGTTCAACAACTCCTTCCTGATCTCGTTATCCTTGAAGTCCACGTACTCCTTGGTCGGCTTGTTGAAACTAGTCGCCATAGCTGTCGTTACCACTAGTGCTACCGCCCCCATCACCGCCTTGGCAACGTTGCCTGTCACGTTGTCTATCCAGTTGCTCATTTTCAGAAAATAGTTTAGTTATGGCCTTCGCCATGATTAATAACGCCCCTATGATGAAGTTAAGCCATATTTTCCAAGTGTCAGAGAACGGGGATGTGGTTATCAACCCCTGCCACATGGGAAGGGTGTAGACGCACGTGTCGCCTATCATCTTTATTTTCCGTGGGGTGGGTTTCTTCCAGTTCTTGACGCTAGCTTGCATGACTAACTCCTTTCTTCTATAATTTCCCAGAACACTTCATCACCATCCTTGATAAACTTCTCGACTAGAGCCTGTATGTCCCTGTCGGCACGACCCTGTATCGTTCTCTCCCCGGTACGGTTGTAAGCGACCAGAGGGCATCCATCGGTATCATCCACGTCATTGCCACCGTGAACCCTTATGCCGGAGAATTTCATCCCGTTAACGTCAACGGTTTGTCCCGGCGTGTTGTATAACAAGATCATGTCTCTCTCGTACTTCGGGCTGTAAGTGATGGCAACCTTGTACTTGTGGGCGGGGATGGCCGTCTTGCCGGGTATCTTCACGTCTCTCACGGCGTCTTCAAGCACCCAGCAGAAGTCCTCTCCTTCAATCTCGATCCTGCCAACCGTGGCATCATCGAAGAACTCTTTCCTGATATGTTTGATTACTCGTTCCATAACACAAATATACGAATTAAATTCTTCCGTAGTATCTAAAAAAGGCACCGAAAGGCCTAGTTCTCAAGTAATCCATGTTATCACGGTTCTCTTTAGCCTCCATCTCCATCGCCGAGGCGTAGTAAGCCTTTCTGTTGGATTCTCCAACCTCTTTCCCCTTGTCTTTTATAACGTGGTGAATGAACGATATTAACCACTCGACGAGGTACATGATGTAGTACAACGTGAAAGGCAAGAGAAACGGCAAGAACGCGTACCAGTGGTAGGGGGCGCTGAAAAGGAAACTGGCAAAGTAAGCGATTATCATACCCATCGTGAAACAATCTTTCCATTGACGAACGTGAATACGTTCCTCGTTAATGGCGTAATCAGGTAACTGACCTTCTTTCATTTTCGTTAATATGAAAGGACCTAGCGTTATGGTTGAATACCCCTTGAAAAGTATCAACCTCGCCAACCAGTTGTTGTAGTGAATTTTTGTCATGTACATAATAATTGAATAATTAAGCTGTTATCCTAGCACCGAATGTTTGAGTAACCCCTTGAAATGTAAAGGTAAAAGTTGCATCAACATTCGGTGGAATTAAATTTAGATTGAGTGGAATATAACAACCACTCCCATCAAGATTATTAACAATATTTTTGTGCCAATCACCCAATGCAATCGGAATATTAATACCACTTATGACTCCCGTGGCCACTAAATCGTAACCCCCTAAATCATCAGTAACACCCACGTCTTTTGACATGGACCTACTTAAATATAAGCACGAGCTATTCGCTTTACTTATTGTTAACTTGTTCGTTGTAGACGCTTCAACCATGTTAGGAACTATCTTGTTTATCGTTGTTCCAGTACCACCGGTACACACGTAAGGCTTGATACTACCCCACGAATCTATTGATGGCGATTTAGACGAGCTTACGATCATATTCCCCTTGTACGCCCTGTGCAATAATTGAAGCTCCATCCCGGCAAGCGCCCTGTTAAAATACGAGTACTCTTGCAAGCAACCGTCCCACCAGTCAAGGGGTTCTGTCGTGTCGTGGAAAGCCCTACCAAGCCATATGTTCCCATCCCACCCCATCACGCCAGTACTACCGTAATCGACAGGTCCATTAAGGGGATAGTCAGAAGGGGACATTAAGCCGTATTTTTTACCGTTTAAATAAAAGTCAAAAGTTTTTGAAGGCCAGTCGAACACGACTATCAAATGATTCCAACCGTCTACTATCCAGTTTGTAACCGTGGCTTTACATACTTGATTTGACGCTCCATTGTACACTTGGAACCTCATCACTTTATCCATGGGGGTTCCCGGGGAATCAAGACCCATAGCGTATCCAAGACCCATCGTTCCATTACCATCTATAACACCACCCATGATCCCATCATAAGTCGTGTTAGCTTCCGCGCGACTATACGCGCACACGGATATGGTGAATGATCGCGTTCCCTTTACCACGTCCGGTAAACGAAGGGCTACCCCCCCACCAGACAAGTCCAAGCAGGGGGAACCGTTAAACCCGATCATGTAATAAGATATATTCCCCGCGTGATCAACCGGGTTATTACCGTTCCCGGAGTAATCATCAATGTCTCCACCTAACGGGAGGTATACCGTGGGTTTCAATTTTAGAATAGTGCTTATACCTGCCACTGGCCATATTTTCTTGCCGTTTAACCACGCTTCTTGTAATTTCTTGCCGTTCAAGGCTCCATCCACGAGCTTGCCTACTTTTCCTAGTTCTATTGCCATATCAAGCGAATTTAAGATACAACCTGCCTGTAACCTGTGACGATTCTCCCGGTATCGTGTCCACAACCTGAACCGACGTTACCATGTTAGCTGCCGACACCGTCTCGATACAATTACTCAACTTGGCATACTGGGACGATGACATCAACCCGTTAGAACTTGATGAAGCTAGCCCGTACGTAGTGTTCGTTGATGTTATGGTAATGTTGCCTGAAGCGTCACTTGATATAGAAGTGGCCCCGGCTCCAATGAACCTAACCTGATTACGATACGTGTTATCGTCCGTCACCTTCAAGTAAGGGTTAGAAGCAGCCGCGTTAGCCGCAGTTCCTGACGCACCGGCGTACAATCTAGTCGTGTAATGAGTGTTCGTGTCAGTGTCTGTCCAAGGAACGGAAACGTACATCTGTCCAGAAGAGTTCAATTGAACAGCATAGTTCTTGGCCGCTAGACCAGTCGCCCCGATCTTGACAAGACCGTAAGTTGATGAAGTAGCGGCACTGTAAGTTGAGTTAGTATCCGTCCACGGTACCGCAACATACATTTGACCGCTAGAATTAAGCTGCACGGCGTAATTCTTCGCCGCCAAACCGGTAGCACCTATCTTCACTAAACCTAGAGTTGAAGATGTAGCCTGAGAGTAGGTGGTGTTGGTGGTGGGGGGGGTGTACCCTAGAGCCGAAGTCACCATTGATTTGGTGATACTTGTCAAGTAGCCTCTACCAGATACCCATTCTTGGGTAGCAACAAGTTTTTCCACCATGTACAGGTTTCCCCAATATCCATTAGCGTATCCAGTAGATGTACCGTTTTTCCAATACCATGTAGTTGGTATTATTGTATCGCTAGGAGTTCTATAATTAACATACATACCACTTTGATTAGATGTTAATATAAACTCGTTACCAACATTAACTATGGCCGGGTAACCACTCAATATTTTAAATGTTGATAATGGGGCAAATTTACTGTTAGCCCACGTTTGCGTGGCGTACCCTGACAGGTCTGCTGAAGTGAGTAGTTTTGCTTTTGAAATTGTATTTCCGAGATAAGCACCATCAGTTCCTACAAATAAATATTTATTGCTTTCATAGTTATATATATAGCTTCCAATGCTAGACAAGAATCCAATAGCTGCCTTACTAGTTCCGTTTAATTGAACTTTAATAAAGGATTCAGTTTCACTAGAATTTGTGTTATTTAATATTAATGAATTAGATATTGAATTGATAATTAATTGACCAGATAATATTCCCCCTGTCAAAGGTAAATATCCACCTAGTTTAGTATTAACCCATTTAGTATCAGCTAGGAACTTCCAATCAGTAGAATTTCCAGTAGAAGGAGTGTATTTTCTATACGCCATTCCTGTACCATCAATATCCCCAACTAATTGAAATGCATAATCTCCTTCCCAGAAATAGGTAAGAGCTACTCCATCACCAACTGACTGTCCACTCACAGGGTCGACCCCCGGTTTATTAATTACATTTTCTTCAGCAAATGATGAAATTAGTAAAGCATCATTTGATGCTTTACTAATATTAAGATTATTTATTCTAGAATTAGATGAAAACCCAGAATATGATTTAATAATACCTGATGCGAATATACCGTTGGTAGGTACTTTTGCCGCATCCTCACCGTAATTACTGGAAACAAGCAAATCACCTATCTCTATCCCTCGTGCCGATCCCGAAATGGTGGCGGCTATCTTGTTATTAGTGTCTAATCTAAAATCAACACCTGTATTACCGAACATATACCTTTTAGAGTATATGGTGTGTATTGATGCGTAACCAAATGACCAGTCATTGGTGCCAAGGTATGAGGTGCCACCCGAATCAAGAGTTGCTTGAGTGTTAGGCAATAGTCCTTGGGCTGGCGTCCTAAGCCAATTGTAGGTAGTCCCATCTATTCTGGCGATAGATGGATACGTGTTCGCATCCATCACCAGCACAGCCACGTTCTCGTCCGCGGTCACTACTCTCTTCCAATTGGATGAATCACCATACCCTAGGTTATTGGCGGTTCTGAACCACATATAACGAGTTCCATTTTCAACATTATGATTAATATCAAAGGCGAGTTGAGGTCGAAGTACTACATTATTATAAACGGAATTATAATTGCCATCTATTTGTAAAACGGCACCATATGACATTCCGGTGGGGGCGTTAGTATTATTACCAATTGGACGATAGTAATTAAATAATATTTTAGGAGAATCTGGACCTGCAAACAAAGTATTGAAATCAGCATTAGATCCTTCAATATAAGTATTAACAAATCCATATGTCCACTTGTTGTTGGTTGGCAAGTATTGAGAGTAGTTGGATTCATCTAGTATCTTGTAATCAGTTGCTCCCTTGGTGTGAATCAAATCTACTGCGCCACTTCTTATCTTGGTAGTTCCTGTTGCACGACCAATATGTGCTAACTGAGTACTTTGTGTCCAAATCAAGGAATTTCCATCTGCATCATCTAGTGACCATACTGAAGGAACTTTCATTGACGTACCGTAAAACCTGTATTGAGCGGTATCATATTCCACGTCTCCTACTCCAATCCATGCAAAGTTTGAAGTACTACCGATTCCATGACCACCGATCCGAATACTAGTAGCATTATCACTATTGGCTTTAAACGTGATTGATCTTTCCCATCCACCTGATGTTGTTATATTTACCAATAATTGGCCAGTACTTGACACTTCAAATGGGCCCACGTTGAACTGTCCGGCAGTGAAGGTGTTTTGAGCGGTGAAGGTGTTAGCCTCGCTCTTCTTGGCCATGTCAGACACGTCCGGTATGTCAGAGGTGGAAGCGGGGGTGGGGAGGTTGCTAGCGTCCCATATCTTGTAACTATTACCATTCTTGACATGTACTAAATCAGTATCATTTGATCTAACATAACAGCCACGTCTATTACTACCAAAAATAATAGTTGATTCATTAGCTGAAATAGCTGATGCGTCACCAAAATCAATTCTAAATATTGTATTTAAATCTAGGGTTTCTGGACGAAACTTGTATTGTGCATTATCATGCCTAACACTTCCAATTCCAATATATGCGTAATTAGCAACAGTAGATGAACTCACCGAACCAAAAGACACTTTCGTATCTTCAAGGTCATTGTATTTGAAATACAATGACCTTGACAATCTTTCCAGACCTTCTCTATATGGAGTATTTACTCCAAGGTTACTATTTGAATCTACTCTAAAATTACCAACAGAGAACTTGTTGGCGACAAACGAATTCGTTCCAGTGAAAGCATTATTCCCTGACTTGGTGGCGGGGTCGGGGAGGTTGCGTTTATCATATATTGGATATTCAGTCAAGGTATTATTATTATTTACCAAGTGAATTAAATCAGACACGTTTGACCGAATAATACCAACTAAATCTTTAGAACCCACCCCCCACCTACTTTCTGATCCTTTTAAATAAGTGAATAGTAACGCTTTGGTTCCATCATTATTATATATACCTTGTAAAACATCTGAATTACCTGAGTCAACAATTCTTATAGAACCGGTCATTGTTCCACCACTCAACTTCAAGTATCCCTTGAGTGATTCGGTGGTTCCAGTATTAACAGAGTCTATGGCATCTGACACGGCCTTGACGGTGGGGGCGTAGTTAGTTTCCTTGCCGGTTAACACGCTCTTGAGGTCAGCTTGATACAAGACCTCCGAATCGTCAGAAGAACGGTAGTACGTGGTAGAGGTGAGGGGGGTGTTCAATACAGACCCACCATCACGGATCATGACGGATGCTGTTTTTGCAGATAATCTTAACCCTGTTAAATTCGTGTAAATATTACCAGTTGAAACGTTAATATCTCCAATAAAGTAAAACTTGTTAGCATCAGATGAAAATTGCGTAAAAGTGTCGTTCGTGAACACTCTCCATCCCTTCCCCATTGTCATGAATGCTAACGACCCGTTATTGGCAGTCGAGTACTTAATACTCGTGTTATTGTCTTTAAAATACAATTGGAGGGTGGGGGGAATTACATTCGTGGTTACCACCATCTTGTTGGCAGCATCCCACGACAGGAACATTCCATCGGTTAGTCTCGCTTGATCAAGAGAGTACAACACCTCGGCATTGTCTGACGCACGATAAAAAGAAGGTGCTTCAACTCCACAAGAAGCGATTATAGTGTTTGGACTCCCCGCGAGGTGACTATAATACGAGAAATAAGCATTCTTACCACCTATGATAACATTTTTATCAAGGACGGGACTAATGAATGACGGTTTTTTTATATCAAGAATAAACTTGTCATTAGAACCACTAGAATCTCCAAGTATTATACCATTCGTGTTAGTTGAAATTAAGGAATACTTGACTTCATCCTGTGGTATACCCGGTAATAACGCCAAGATGGAATCATCGCCACTCATGGATAATGCTAACCCGGCTTCCATGAACTTCATTTTGAGGGTAGCGTCAGCGATTTCCGGATCAAATTTGAAATCTAACGATTTGTTATACGGTATCAGGTTAGTGGTCTTGAACGTCTTGGTGGCGGCGTCCCACGAGGCGAACATCCCGTCAATCATGTCCCCCACCGGCTGTCTAAGTGCCACGTCGAACATGTTCCCTTCTTTCCCGATCTTGAACATCCCGTCCGACTCGTTGAACCCGAACATGAAGTTCTGTTCCGTTCCACGATCTACCTCTATACCGGCGAAACCGGCAGTCACGCCGGCACCTGTCTCTCCCTCGTTAATCAGGATCATGTTATCACGCACTTCAACCCTCTCCGCTTGAGTTATGAAAGTGTCTCCCTCTTGAGTGACGTCACCTTTTATCACTAGGTTCTGCACGGTAAAGTTAGCGTAACCGGCGTCTCCCTTGGTGCGGGTAGACAATCCCCCACCTTCCGCTTTCAACATGGCTCCCGTGTTACCGGAGTCTATAACGAACGTCTTGCTCGTGGTACCCGTGTCCGTGTTTTGCTCGTGGGACAACGCCTCTAGCGCTTCGAGCCTGTCGTCCGTTGATCCTGAAAGGTCCGTTATCTGTCGTTGCAGGTCTTCCTCGACGCCCGTGGCTCGCTCGGTCTCGGCGGTTATGGCGTTTTGAAGGTTAGTGTCGGCGGATTGCATCTCCTGCCGTATCTTCGCCTCTTCCGCTTTCGCCCTGCTGGATTCGGTGGCGATGTCGCTAGCGTTCTTTGATATGGCGGCGTCATGAGCCTCGTCCCGGGCTGTCGATCTGGCAACCTCCGAGTCTATGGCGCTCTTGTTAGCGTTAACGTCCACTCGTAACCCCTTGAGCAAGGTGTCATGCTCGGCGTCCTTGGTCGTTGACCTGTTGATCTCCGCGTCTAGCTTGGAGCTAGTGGAATCCACGTCATCACGCAACCCTTCCAGTAACTCGTCATGCTCCTTGTCTTTAGCCACCGACCTGTTGATCTCTTGATTCAACATCTCGTTGGTGGAGGTGAGGTCTTGACGAAGGTTAGCTATCTGCGTGTCATGCAGGTCATCCTTTCCAGTGGACCTGTTAATCTCCCTGCGTAACTCTTCCTCTATCCTTCTCACGTTAACGAACGTGGCGTTCAATGAACTAACCAAGTTGGTATTGTCCCACGTGTCAAGAAGATTCATGTCCCCGATAACCTTGAACATCATGTCACCGGTAACGAACTTTTCACTTCCCTCCTCTATGGGACCGGATAAATTCTTTATTATTAAATCAAACGTGATCGTGTTCGGTCTAGCTTCAAGGTCGGCGCCAGCTTGTATCATAAACAAGTCGGAGTCAGCCAGCGTGCTGACCAACTCCATGTCTTGCGTGAACCTTATCTGCTTGACTTCCCCGATCACCGGGACCTCCGGTAACTCCGATGAATCCACGTTCTCTAGGGTAATCTTCTTTGACATTTTTTCTAGTTCTTTCTTGGCCGCCCTTTCGGTTTAGATTCTTCCTTGGATTCTTCCTCGACGGGGGCCGGGTTAAACGTTTTATACAAGTCTTCCAGTTCCTCGTGTTCCTTTTCCACTTTCTTCAAGGTCTCCGGGTCAAGCAATCCTTTCTCCGGGTTCTCGACGATCATGGTCATGAAACGATCGAACAATGACATTACAGGACCGTTAAGGCTGTTACCTTGCATTTTCTTCACGATCTCGTCACAGATGAAACTTACCACCATGTGATGTAACTCGTAATCTCTAGGTTCTTGACCCTTCTTGTTCCATGACACGGTTCCCTTCTTCTCGTCAGAAGTGATCTCGAACTCCTCGTAATCCTTTGGCGACAACCCTAGGGCGAGGGAGGCGGATTGACACATCACGATTTCTTTTTTCGTTCCGTTCTGTGAATTAAAAGATTCAATGACGTTTGATAACAACATCATGCGGTCTAAAATAGTCAATTTAATTTTCATTTCAATGTAAATTTAATATATTAATAATAACTAAACTCTTTCTTCAAAAGAAAGCCAGTTTTTAGGCATTTGAGACGCTATCCATTTATTCGAATCAACTTTTATAACAAATACTATATCATGACCGGCAGAAGAAACTCCTTTATAATACAAGTCATCAATTATGAAATACTCTCCTGAAGACCACGGGGCGTATATCCAGAATTTCTCGTCCGCCCATGACATGATAAAAAACCATGATCCTATCGCTAACCTAGATTCTATATTAACAATCTTGTTAGATCCACCACCATACAAGACAACCATGTTGTTATCAGTTCCAATACTTATTTGTTGTCTATCTGAACTAAAGGAATGTCTTCGTAAACCGTTAAAAATTAACGCTGCTCTTTGCGACGCCAAGTTAATACCTCCCGGCTCCGTTCTTGTAGCGCCACTAAAATTAGGATCAGGACCTATATCAACCCATCCGTTACCTATCCTGACATCACCATAACCGTTTATACCAGAATAATAAGAATAGGAATTACCACTGTAAGTTACATACCCTTTATTAATATGAATATCTCCTTCTTGGATTCTAATAGCTTGAGGACCTGAATTAACGGAAAAATTCCTAGTTCCACCCGTGATAGACAAGTACATGAAAGTGGTGGTATCATAACTACCCCTCTGTTTAACTTTACCGTACAACATTGGTCTAATTCCGGCAGAAGATGGGATAACTGATGTTCCGATAGCTATTTGTCTATCCCAGTCGCTATCCGTTGCGTTCCAATTTTCACGATATACAAGACCTCCATTGTACAATTTTGACTTGTAATACGTTTTCCCGTTCTCTGTAACTTGATTGTAAGCCAAACCGTCAGAATCTATGGTAAGGTTGCCTATCTTCCCCCCACTAGCCATAACCGTACCCTCGATGAAGGCGTTCTGGGCGTACAATATACCCGAGTCACTCACGGCGAACGTTACCTTGTCGGCGGGGGGATCGTAGTTGTCAGCCCCGAGCTGGGTGGTGGCGTATTTCAACGCTTCTTTTGCCTTTTCAAAATCTCCCCCGCTATAAAATCTAGGTACACGGTTCCTGAACTGTCTTATCGTCCACACGTCACCTTGACCGGGAGCTAGCGTTGATCCACCGTACATCCCACCGGTTTCTACCCAGTCACTGGGTATCTCGTCAGGAACGGAACTACCGTCACGGAGGGAGGGGGAATAACCAACCTTGATGTACGTGGTTGATATTAAACCTCCATCTATTTCCGTCTTCTGTTGCAAGGCGTGCTTGAGGTAGTCGAGGGTCGTCACGTCGTTAAGGTCGTTGTTGATAACTGGAACGTCCTCCGTGTCTATCATCTTGGTACCGTCGGGATCGAAAAAGGCGGAGAAACGAATGTTGGTAGGCCAACCTTTCGTTGAACTTTTCGCCAGCGTGTACGTGTACTTCGTGGTTGCAGAACCACCGGCAGATTTTATAACCGTCCAGTTCTTCATGTAGTCGTAAGACACGGCCACGTACCAGTAACAAGAGTAATCGGTAACACCTACCCCTCCCTCACCCTTGTGGGCGGTAGCGGTCACGGTGGCAGGATTGGCGCTATCATCACGAATCGAAGCGCTAGAACAATCGGTGGATAGCCAGTAAGCCGTGCCGGGTAAACCGTCAGCACCGTCGTTACCGGGGGCGCCGTAAGACCCGTAAGTCCACCCGGACACCGAGCCGAACTTGTCAACGGTCCTGCTACGCATCCAAGCGAAAGGCTTCTCTACCGTAGTGCTTTGCGGGCCGTCAGTCCACGAGCTTTCCGCTATATCCGAATGGCTAGTCCTAGATTTGCCGATAGAGAACTGGAACTCGGTGTAACCACCGGATTCCCCGTCCTTGCCGGGCTGCCCTTGCTCTCCAACGACACGAATGGCGTCAGACCAAGCGTCACTACCCACCTTCTGTCTCATGTAGATGTCTCCCTCCACGAACGGGTAATGCCACCCGGACGTCCCGTTAACGGAGAATTGAACCGATATGGAATCACCCTCCGGTCCACGTTCACCTTGAGGGACACGGATAACCTTGAACATCTTCTGGATGGAGGGGAAGGCGCCGCTAGCGCTAGACACGTTGAAGATAACCGAACCGGTCATGTTAGACCCGGTGAAACCGGTTACCTGAACTTGAACGTACTCGGAATTGTTGGTTCTCGTGAACGTGATACCCGAGTCGGCGGACACGGTTACCGTGGCTTGGCTCGTCACGTTCTCGGTCCCGTAGAACACCCGCAGTCTAGTCAGCATGTTGTTACCGTAGTAACCACCGCTACCGTCAGAGTAGGTGTTCGTTGAACCCACCTCGTTGTCAAGGTCTATAACGTAGTTGGACTCTCCAGGTATCCCGGAAACGTCCTGTATCAACACGACCTCGCTGTCGCAGATATTAACGAAACCCTGGTCGAAGTAAAGCTCCGCCCTGAGGTTCGTCCACGACGGGTCGATGTCAACGTCTATGTAAGGTACCTGTGAAGTCCACGACTTTATCGTGGTCCAGGTCTTTTGATTGTCTTTAGAGTAAGCGGTTCGCCAGTAACCGAGCGACCACCCCGTCACCCCGTCGGCTACCGATCCACGTTTTGCCGTGAAACGCACTTTAGGGGGGTTAGGAGACCCGTTCAGCATGTTGATGAACCTCGTGTCCGGGACGATCCAGTAAGAGGCTCCTGACGGCCCTGTAAGCACGACAGGGGTACTCCACCCGTCAGCCGGAACTTCCGTGGCGGGAGGTTCAACCGTTCCCTTTCTCATCCACAGGAACTCGTTACCGCTAGTCTTGGGAGGGGCGTCTTGCCATCCCGAGGTAGGGGGTGTCTCCATCGAGGTATTCTTGGCGAACTGGTAGTCAACGTATGTACCGTCCTGCCCGGCTTCACCCACGATCCTCATGGGGTCTGACCACGTAACGCCGTCATCCATCTTCTGTCTCATGAAGATGTCATCCACACGGAACGGGTAGTGCCAGTTTGAGTTACCATCTTTAGAGTATTGCACTTGCAAGCCTATACCGTCCTTTCCCTTGTACTCTGACCACTCGTACTCACGGTTGTAGTAAGCCACGTCAATGGTCTGTTCCTCTCCCGGGGGGAAGGTGTCTTCCTCCTGGTTCACTTGATTGTAAGAGAACCCGATGAATCGAAGCCCTTCCGCCGAGCCGTCGTTGGTCACCTGTGACAGTGACGTGATCGGGTGGGTGGTAGAGAACTTGATCCATATGAAACGGTCACTTCCCGGGGGTCCCGGTACTCCCTCCCCCGTCAGCAGCGAGAACTGGTAATCAGCAGGGTTAAGAGGCAGGGGCGGGTTAGGCACTTCCTTGTCGTGAGCCAACCCTATGTATTTCTTACCTTCCGGGGTGAGCGATATGCCCGTACCGGCCTCGTCATCGGCGTAAACGATCCACACGTAACCGCCGGGTCCACGTTGACCCTGTTCCCCTTGCTTGTTCTTCGAGATATTGAACCTCTTCTGCAAGGTGGGGGCGTTTATCGTGTCCGGGTCCATGGTGTTCTTGGGCATGCAGGTGAACAGGATGAAACCGTCATCCTCTTCCATGCCCTTCACCTGCACGGTCTTCCCGTTGTTGGTGGCGAGGTAATCTATCGTGTCAGGGTTGGCCTCGGTCGAGAAGTTGTACTTGGAGCTGATGTCCTTTCCCCCCTTCGTCACCATGGCGGTCGTCTTGGCGTTATCACCCCAGTAACCACCGCTACCGTCAGGCTGGGTGGAAACTATGCAGACGTCGTTATCGAGGTCCAGCGAGTAAGCCGCCTCCCCCGGTTCACCTTTTATCTCCTCGGAGCTTAAAGCGCCGTCGAAAGTCTTGCTGCAATTGAAAACGAGGTCCATAGTCACCCCGGCTCCCTCGAAGTTCACGGTGAGGGTAACTGACGCCATGTCCTGGAACATGTCAAGGATGTACATCTCGCCACCCGCCTGCGTGAGGGCTGCGGTACAACCTGACACCTTCTTTATGGATAGCTTGTACTGGCCCTTGCCCGGGTTAGGGTTGGGGGACAGTAAAGTGGTACCGGCGTAAGCCACGACACCCGTCTTGGCACGACCGTTCTCCCCGAGCTGCCCGTCCTTGATCTGCCCGTTGTAATCGGACGCTATACCCACGTACGGGTTATCCAGCACGGCGATGTAACCACCCGCCCCGTTGATACCGTCAGATACCTTGATAAGGGAGGCGACGTCGGAGTACTTCTCCCCGTCCAGTTCCACCTCGTACATGACGGATAAAGTGCTTTTGCCAGCCCACCACTCCTTGTCTCGGGTGATGACCAGTGTCTTCTGGTTCTCCCCCTCTATCTCCTTGAAACCGTCGCTTGAAAGGTAGTACCACCTGCGGTAACCGCCGAGATCGGAGTTGAAGTTGTTCTCGGATACCCGTATCGTGATCTCGTCCGGGGTCGTGTTACCGTCCTTGTCGGTGATGAAGGCGGGGGCGGGGTCAGGCATGATGTCAACGCTCTTGGACACCGCCTTGTTTATATCGTTAATCAACTTGTCGTACTCGGCGAAGTTGTCAAGACCGGTACATCCCGGGCCTATCATGATGTTCTCGAAACGACCGTTCTGCACGAATATACCGGCGGCCGCCGAGTCTAGCGGGTCTCTACCGAAAACTCCCACCCGTTTTCCCGTGAGGTCGTACGAGTTGATACCCATGTATATGGAAATCGCCGGGGCCTGGTCAGAGGCGGCATCCAGCATGATGGCGGATTGTCTCGGCTTGTTCTTGTCGTCTCGATGACCGAACAACACGATCTCGTCACCGGCCTCCGGGACGTCACCGTTACCGTCTTGATCTGTCTTCGACAGGATGCAGTAATCGGCGCCCACGGCTATGACGAGACGCCAGTAGTACTTCTGGTGTTCTAGCGTGAACTTCTGGCATCTGGCTTGGTCGTAAACGATGAAATTATTCAAGTCACCGTCCTCGGCGTAACACTTGTAACCTTGATCAAGCTCCTCCACCCTGCCTATCTTCATGTTGGTGGGGGTGATGATCACCTGACCGGCCTGCGCCGTCAACTGCTGTATAACTAGGTTAACGAACGTGGCTTTCTTGCGGATGTAAGCGTAATCCACCTCTAGGTGAGAGTTACCGGTCTCGTCGTTCCATAACGATCCCCCGGCGATACCCTGTTGCCACCCGGGGGTGTCGTAATGCGTGGCGATAAGCCTAGTGAACGCCCCGGCGAACAGGTCAATCCATATCTCCGCCTCCGGGTTCTTGAGGTCCTCGGCACGTATGTAAGTCTTTAAACCGTCCCTGAAAATCCTGAATATAAGGTCGTTAATGGTGATCGATTCACCAACCTTCAACCACTTCGAGATCGTGACGGTGTTGAAGATAGGATCGGTGGACGGGTTCCCGCTCCCCTCCCCCACTCCAAGCAATTTACCTAGAGCCTCAAGGGTTATCGTTTCCGGGTCACCACCTAGGTTATCGGCCCTCTGCGTCATCAAGAAATCAGCCAGTGACGGGGAGGGGTTCTCTTTCATCCCCGTGGGGAACTTTATGGAGTTGGGTACCTCTCTAGCGTTGGCTCCCAACAGTATCTCTTTCTTCTCGTCGCTCATGTCAAACTACTTTTTAGGCTTGCCGCCACATCCTTTGCGTTTTTTGCACTTCATGGTGATTATAGGCACTCACGCTTTCACGTGTTGACGCTTCACAGGAACGCTACTTTTTAGGTCAATCTCTTGACGGTCATCCATAGTTGGAACCTCCACGTCCGAACTCCCGTGTGCCAACGGTTATTGTTAAACAATAAATACTTAGCAAATATATAAAAAATATTTTGAAACCACGAATAAATTACTCACCTTTGTATCATCACGTGGACGATCTCCAAGAACAGATATTTAACACCGCACGGGCTACCGCCCATTTCACGCTACAATGACTTAACCTTCTACTAAATTCCCTCGTCCACGTGATTTTTTTTTGCCTTCACGCTTTGTTTTCTCGAAACTTCACCGTATATTTGTCTTGCTATGTAATAGTCGTCCTGGGGAGGGTGGTCTAAGACAAGCAACTTTAGATTTTAGCGTTCTACACACTTTATAGATACTTGAGAGCTTATCCTTAACCTGACCCTCCCCAAATGATTGTGACTGGTTAAGGATTTCTCTTTTTATAGAGATTCCCACGACAAGAGGTATATAGCGGCAGTTGAAGACAGAGCGACCTGTCGCCCCGGTTGACACCCGAAAACGCTCACCAAGGCTAGAGTGCCTGGAATATAAACTGTTCATGAATAAGGTTCAAAGAAATCTCGCTACGTCTGTACGACTTGACGACGAGTAACCCATGCCGAAAGGTACAAGGTGGAGGTCATGGACCACCAACGGGCCGAATCGCTCCTGACAAGGAATCCATAGCACAGGTTATGGAGGGGAGACAGGAAGCTTTCATGGAGAGGGAGTGGGAGTCACTCGACCAGAAGGTCCTGCCCATCCTCACGTATTCTTCTTGTTATTTAATGCTCACGGCGGAGGCCTCCTCCCATCTACTAGACTATATGTGTTCATGTATAACACTTGTTTACTAATATAGCTAGTATATTAGTAACATTTATATTACTAATAACCTACTAATATACAATAAATATATTATAGGTGATGCCATGTAAAGGAAGCGGTGAGTGTTAGCTAGCATGGG